ATTCTTCTTAATGAAGGTATGAGAGCTTGGATGTCATCTGTTGACCAACCACATGAGAACTTCGTGTTCCCAGAAGAAGTATTACCAAGAGGTAATGCACTCTAAATACTTTTGAGACATCGTTCGTGCGGTCTCTACAAAAGTCGGAACTTCAAAGACCCTATCTAGTATAGGGTCTTTTTTTATATGGAACTAGAAGATCAATTAGAACTTGGACATCTACTTCTCACAGAACGAGTATGTAGAGTGTGTAGAGAGCAAAAAAATCTATTATATTCTTTTTATCGGGTTCGTAAAAATATGAAACTAGCATCATCATACTCATATGAGTGTAAAGAATGTACGATAAAAAGGATTACAAAAAACAGAAAAAGAGAAAGTGTAACTGAAATATATCCTGATTGGTAAATTATTACTTGCAAACATTTGGTAGTATGATACAATACTTCTATTACTAAATATCCCATGTTAATGTCATTAGCATCTTTTAGTGTTTTCTTGATAGTAGTATCAATATGCACTTTTGCTTTGTATCTAAAATTTTACAATCCACATTAAACCTATGCACGGAAATCTAGAACCCGAAGAGAATATATTCTGGTCTAAACCAGATAAGGAAGTTGTCAATGATTTGTGGGAGGACATGGATCGCCTCAATGCTTTATATGAGGAAATGATGTGGCCTAACGATGACGTATTAGAATTTGTTCCTGATCATGCTAACAATAGAATCATTATTAAGAACAAATCAATGGAGGAAAGAAAAAATGAACAATAATTTTACAGTTTATTCTAAAGATGGATGCCCTTATTGCACAAAAGTGGTAAAGATGTTAGGGTTAGCAGGTCTAAATCATGTTGTGTATAAATTAGGAGAGGACTTCGATAAAAAAGGTTTCTATCACCAGTTTGGTGAGGGATCTACATTTCCACAAGTCTCTGTTGATGGACACACGATTGGTGGTTGCACCGACACAGTACAATATCTAAAGGAGAACAATTTAGTGTGATGAAAAAAGTTGACGACTTTGAAACTGTATATGAAATGATTGAACATGCCATTGAACTTGCGTTTGATGGCAAAATGCAATTAAAATTTTATGAGTTTTTGAAGTATCGTAAAACAAAAAAGAATGAAGTAGATGCTTTCATTGAAAGTTCTACTGCTGCTGAAATATCAGAGCAGGTGTTGGAATTAGAAGAGTATATTAAGGGTGGTGCTGATAATGATCATAAACAATTGCGTGAAGCATATGGTCATATACCAAAACCTAAAGCAAGAAAGATAAGAAATTACTTGTACAGTATATTAGAAGATGCATGGAGGTATAGTCGTGACAGAAAACCAGGAAGAAGAAAAAAAGTCTCTAAATAATGACAAACCCGAAATGAATCGGGGCGTGGAATTATTACTTAGAAATAGGAGGGAAAGTAAACCAAAACCAAAAACGTTTCAGATAACTTTTGGAAAATTAATTGCTCTATGGAATAGAGAGATTGTCTTTCATTTTAATTGTTATCTGGATATCAGAAAAAAATAACTCTGGGAGGAGTGCTATGTCCGAACTATTAGTAGTAACATTGACACTTATGACACTTGTGTCTATACTTGCACTTGCGGTAGGAGGTATGATAGGATGGATGGCAAGACAGCATTCATACGAAACCACTCCACAAGTAGTTTACTCTCATCCAGAGATGTTTGACTCGAATGGGAATGTTCTTCCCGATGAAATTTTAGCTTTAAGAATTGAAAACAATCATGACATCATCAACGACACCGACGACGAAGACGACTAAGAAAAGAGGTAGACCTCGTAAAGCAGATGGTCCTAAATTACCTTCAGCGTCTAAAGCAAAAAAGAGAACTATAAAATCAGCACCTGCTATTGATTCTATTCCAATAAATCCTTTTGTATTTGAGGTACTAGATCTTGTTTCTCAACAACCATCAGATGCTAAAAAAATAGAAGCATTAAAATTTCATGAGCATGATTGTGTCAAGATGATCATGATATGGAACTTCGATAAGTCTGTAATTAGTCTCTTACCTCAAGGAGAGGTTCCCTATGGCGAAACACAAGAGCAAACAGTATACAAAGGTAGTTTGTCAGAAAATCTTGCTAGAGAGGCAGCAGGAGGCGAATCAGCAACTGGTCAAGATTTAGATGGGAGAGGTAGAACTTCTTTAAGACGTGAGTATCAAAACCTCTATCATTATGTGCAGGGTGGAAACAACACTCTTACCACAACTCGTAGAGAAATGATGTTTATTAATCTTCTACAGGGACTACATCCAAGAGAGGCAGAAGTATTAGTTCTTACAAAGGATAAGAAACTTGATGAAAAATATGACATTACATTAGATAATGTAAAAGAAGCATTCCCTGATATTCAGTGGGGAGGTCGTTCATGACATCAGAACTTAAAGAAAAACCATCTCCTCTACAAAAAGAGGAGGAGCAAATTAAATTTGATCCTTCAAAATATTCTTGTGAGTTTATTTTAGAAAAAACTACAAGTGAAAAGGCAAATGATCCATCCTTTCCTACTGATGCATTCAACGTTACCTACGTTGTAGAGGAACAGAAATTTTTAGATGTAGTTAGGTCTGAAAAAATGGTTAATATATTTGACTTATATTATGATAGATATGGTAAAGATGTTTTGCAAAAAATTGAATATGGTAGAGGAACCATAAGACCTAATTTATGGGGAGTTACTAAATCTCAGACACAAAAGAAACGCAAGAGAAAATCATGAACAAAAACGAAATGAGTAATGATGCATTGAGATCTCAAATCAATGATATTATAGAGGGTGAGATTCAAAATGGGATTAATGATTATCTAGAGGATAAAGAAAAAAAGAAAGAGACTAAAGGATTTGGTGGAGATGTTCCTCAAGATGAAGGTAACGAATTGAATGTAAGAATATCAAAGAATGAGGTGGATAGAATTATGAAAGAGTATAAGAGAATTAAAAGGCAAGAAAGATCTAATCTAGGGCAGGTTCAAAAACTTGGTTTGATTGATAAGAATGGGAGACCTATCGATGTCAAAGATTGATACTCAGGGCATGAGTGGTGAGGTAGTGAACGGATGTAAGGATAACATATATCCTAGAGATGAGAATGGAAACATTATCTACCCACCAGCAAACTTTAAGCAATGGCCAATCTTTAATGAAAAAGAAAGGGCAGAGTTAAAGGAAATTATGTTAGAAGCATTGGTAGAGTTTCATAAGAAACCTGATTATTCACCTTACAGACTAGACGAACTACAAGAATGAAATTAGGAGTCATGTGTTCTGGTAACGGAACTAATTTTGAAAATATACTACGCACATGCCGTCATGACGAAGTAGTATTGATGATACATAATAAGAAAAAATGTGGTGCAGTTAAACGAGCTGCTAAGTTTGGTATCAATCATTGCTATATTAATGCAAAGAATGAAGACCAAATCATTAAGTTATTTGAGGCTTATGAAGTAGACCTCATAGTCCTTGCAGGATACATGAGGATTATTAAAAATCCATCTGCATTTCCTTGCCCTATAATCAATGTTCATCCATCTCTGTTACCTAAATATAAAGGTCTGAATGCTATCGAACAAGCAATGGACGCAGGTGAAAAGGTTACTGGATGTACAGTTCATTATGTAAATGAAGAATTAGATGGTGGTGAAACAATACTTCAAGCAGAGGTTCCTATATTACCTGATGATGATATAATTTCTCTAACTAAAGCAGTTCAGCGACAAGAGTACGTAATTTTACCAAAGGCAATCGAAAATGTTAAGCACCAAATACAGAAACAAGATAGTAGATATTTGTTGTCGCATAATATCAACTGATGGGCAAGTAGATCTTGATGAAAGAATTTGGATGAATAAATTATGTGAGCATAATGATAAAGCAAGAGAGTTAGCACATGCTATGTTATGCCCAGATGTGATGGGTGAGGCAATCTATAAGTAAAACTTGCATATATAGAATACATGTGTTAGTATTAACACAATCGTTCATCCCATAAGGGACGCAAGTAAGCCGACTCGGAACGGAATCGTTCATCCTCTTTGGAGGACGCAAAAGCCGACTAAAGGAACGGATTAAAACCCCTACTACTTTGGAGTAAAGCCAATGGCAAAAGTCACTTACCGTGGAGTCGAGTACGACTCTGCAGATTACAACAAAAAAGTCCTTGCTGAAGCAGCAAGGAATAGGAACTTCGACCTAATGTATCGAGGTATTAAAGTGAAAAGCAAGGCAGTTCCTTGCAGTTAATATAAAGAGGGGGTTTACATACCCCCTTTTTTAATGTATAATTTTAAAAAAGAGTGTAAGTTATGGCACTACATATGCGTGAGCAAATCTTAAGAGCATTGATAGCACATGCTCAAGGTGATATTGCAAAACACAAAGCAAATGTTGAAGTATATCTAGAAAATCCTGCAGGTGTTGGTGAACACACTGACATCCTAGAATCTATAGAAAAAGAAATAGATATAATTGCAAAATATCAAGACCAAATAGATATAATTAAGAAGTATTTTATGTCTAGTCAAACTATGACAGACATAGACAGAAGATCTAGTGAGATTTAATAAGTGATGGATACTCAGATTAAATTAGTCAGTGCTACACCTGATGCTGAACAACATATGGGATATGTTGCTCGTGTATCTAATCCTAAGAACCAAGACAATCCTAATGTATCTGGGTTGTTGAAGTATTGTATTAAGCATGGTCATTGGAGTGTCTTTGAACAAGCATTCATGACTGTAGAAATCAATACTACTAGAGGACTTGCGGCACAGATACTACGCCATAGATCATTCACATATCAAGAGTTCTCTCAAAGATATGCTGATAGTAGTATGTTAGGTGATGTAATTCCTTTACCAGAACTAAGGAGACAAGATGATAAGAATCGTCAGAATAGTATTGATGATGTAGATCCTCTTTTAGTACAGGATTTTAATCAAAAAATACAAAAGCATTTTGTAGATGGAATGCATTTGTATAAAGAGATGTTGGATGCAGGTATTGCAAAGGAGTGTGCTAGATTTGTATTACCACTTGCAACACCAACACGTTTGTATATGACTGGTAGTGTACGTTCATGGATACACTATATTGATTTGCGTTCTGCACATGGAACACAGAAAGAACACATGGATGTGGCAGAAGGAGTTCGCAGGATATTTACCGAACAATTTCCAGTTGTCGCAGAAGCTCTTGAATGGGCTAAATAACTATCCAATATTGTATTCATATGGCCACATACCCTGTTATTAATAAAGAAACTGGTGAACAAAAAGAAGTGTCAATGAGCGTTCATGATTGGGATCAGTGGAAGACTGACAATCCTAATTGGCAACGATATTTCACTCCTGAAAATTCTCCAAGTTTAGGTGTTGAGGTTGGTGAGTGGAGAGATAAACTTGTTAATAAAAATCCTGGATGGGGGGAAGTTTTGAAGAAAGCTGAAAAGTCTGGAGGTATCTCTGGACGCTTAGCTAAAAGAGGTTCTTACGAATCTTCTACTCAATCTGCCTTTGATGTTGATTAATTATGCCACGTAAAAAGAAAACATCAGATCCAATTGGGGTGGGTCTAAGTATGTCGGCCAAACAGATGAAGAGAAAGAAACCATTAAATTCTGATTTGATGAGAGAGATAGAACCTCTCACTGAGAACCAGAGAATATTGTTTGAGTCATATGATGTAGGTAAAAATGTTGTTGCATATGGATGTGCAGGAACAGGTAAAACTTTTATCACATTATATAATGCCCTTTGTGATGTTTTAGATCAGACAACTCCCTATGAAAAAATCTACATTGTAAGATCACTTGTTGCTACTCGTGAGATTGGTTTCTTACCTGGCGACCATGATGATAAATCTTTCTTGTATCAAATACCATACAAACATATGGTAAAGTACATGTTTGAATTGCCTACAGAAGCAGACTTTGAAATGCTCTATGGTAATTTAAAAGCACAAGGAACCATTGATTTTTGGAGTACATCATTCATTCGTGGAACTACTTTTGATAAGTCTATTATTATAGTAGATGAATTTCAAAACTTGAATTATCATGAATTAGATAGTATAATGACAAGGGTTGGTGATAGATCTAAAATTATGTTCTGTGGAGATGCTACTCAAACTGACCTTATCAAGCAGAATGAAAGAAACGGTATTCATGATTTTATGAGAGTCCTTCGTATGATGTCTTCAGTTGACATTGTAGAATTTGGTGTTGAGGATATTGTTCGTTCTGGTTTAGTCAAAGAGTATATACTCGCAAAAATGGAACTTAATTTATGACCTTTACTCATCATAATTTCTTAGGTGATCTTGAATTAGAAAAGAAAGAAACTCCTGGCTGCCGACTGTATCATCTACCTGATGGTCAGTGGGTTCCTTCTATTACATCAGTGACTTCTTTTTATAATAGACAAATCTTTATTAACTGGCGTAAGCGAGTTGGTATTGAGGAGGCAAATCGTATTACTAAAAAGGCAACTACCCGTGGCACAGACTTTCATGAAGCAGTGGAAGTATATATGAGGAACAATGAAATAGATTGGAGTCAGTTTAAACCTGCAACCCAGTTTATGTTTCATCATGCCAAACCATACTTAGATAAGATTGATAATGTACATGCTATTGAGAGGACACTTTACTCAGAGTATCTTGGATTAGCAGGTAGAGTTGATTGTATAGCAGAGTATGAAGGGGAACTAGCAGTCATAGACTTTAAGACATCTGAAAAGATTAAACCTGAGAAATGGTTAGAAAACTATTTTGTACAGGAGACTTTCTATGCTGCTGCATATTATGAACTAACTGAGATACCTGTCAAAAAACTAATCACTATTATGGTAACACCTGGTGGTGAGGTAAAAGTATTTGACAAACGGAACAAAGAAGACTATATTAAACTTCTAGTTCGTTATATTAAAGAATTTGTTACTAACAACACTAATGAAAAAACAAGTTAATGAATTAGAAAAAATATTGGAGAGCAAGTTCTTTTGTCCTGCTAGATTTGCACAAGAGATAGAAAGTCTGGTGCAAGTTAATAAGGACATGAATTATATTGATGCTATCGTTTACTTCTGTGACCAGAATAGTATTGATGTCGAGTCTGTTCCAAAATTAATATCTAAACCACTTAAGGAAAAACTTAAGTACGAAGCACAAGAATTGAACTTTCTAAAGAGAAGTTCACGAGCAAAATTACCTTTATGAAATGATGGCCTATGATGCCTACCGTTGTTATCTTTCGTTAAAAAACCACTTTACTAAAGACCATTACGATTACATTAAGTATCGTGGTAAAACAAGAGCAACCAAACAATCTTTCTATAAAAGAAAGGATAGATTTTGGTTTGAAAAATTTGCAAGATCAAAAAATGATAAAGAAGTAGAAGAGTTTTTTGTATCTAATTTTATCAGTACAACTGATCCTGCTACGATGTGGATTGGTGATATGATAAAGAATGGAGAAGCAAGATATGTAGATTGGAAAAAGAAAGTGGAATCTCTTTCATATAATTTTAAGGAAGAAACTAGTTCTGTTTTTGCTGATAATAATTTTGATGCTATGTTTCATGTTGATGGGTCAAGGCATCCAGATATTTTGAAAGAATATTTGGGAGGGAAAATATCACTTGAAACTATGGTAATATGTGATATAATATTAGGGTATGTGAAGGAATGGGACAAGAAACTAAACGATCCTGTGTGGGAAACCGTTAGTATGAAAATTAAAAAATATAAACCCTTCCTAAATATAGATGTACAACGCTACAAAAAAATCTTAAAGGAGATTGTTATTCATGGCTCTTAGTAATGCTGATGTTCTTAAAAATTTAAAAGAACAAAAAACACAACTAGAACAAACCTTAGAAAGTAATCGCACAACATTATTAAAAGTGTTGGGTGCTATTGATGTCCTAGAACAAATTGAAGAACAAAGTGATGAAGAAACTCCTGCGGAGGAAGAATGACTTTCTTTGATTCAGAAGTAGTTCGTGCAGAGATGGCAGAGATTAGTGAACTTCAAGAAGAAGTTTACAATAATGTCTTCAAATTTCCTGGCATGACTAAAGAGGATCAAATTCATCATATTGAACTTCTTGAAAGGTTGTTAGAGAAACAACGAGTTCTTTATACTCGTTTAAGTTTATCAAAAGATCCAGAAGCTCAGCAGATGAAAGAGAATATAATTGAGAGTGCCAAACAAATGGGACTTCCAGTTAATGTTGATATGCAAGTTGTTTTTAAAAATATGAACGACATGGTTGACATTATGAAATCTCAACTTGACAAAGGTAAACATTCTTCATAGAATAGTAAAGTACAAACAAGCCAAATCTAAAAACAAATCTAATGTCATTTAACGACTTAAAAAAACAATCCTCTCTAGGATCTCTGACTCAAAGATTAGTCAAAGAAGTGGAGAAGATGAGTACATCAGGTGGTGGAGCAGATGAACGTCTCTGGAAACCTGAAGTAGATAAAACAGGTAACGGTTATGCCGTTCTCCGTTTCTTACCAGCACCAGAAGGTGAGGATATTCCGTGGGCAAAGATTTATTCCCATGCATTCCAAGGACCAGGTGGTTGGTACATTGAAAATTCTTTGACCACAACTGGTGGCAAGGATCCAGTCTCAGAGTATAATCGTGAACTCTGGAACAGTGGTAATGAATCAGACAAGGATGTTGTCCGTAGACAGAAGCGTAAGCTTTCATACTATGCTAACGTCTATGTTGTAAAAGATCCTACCAATCCTCAAAATGAGGGTGGAGTATTTCTCTACAAGTTTGGTAAGAAAATCTTTGATAAGATTATGGAAGCAATGCAACCAGAGTTTGATGATGAGGAAGCAATCAATCCTTTTGATTTCTGGCAAGGTGCAAACTTCAAGTTGAAGATTGTGAAGAAGGATGGTTACTGGAACTATGATAAGTCAGAGTTCGATAAGGTAGCACCTTTACTTGATGATGACGATGCACTCGAAGCATTGTGGAAGAAGCAGTATTCACTTGCTGCTGTAACCGCACCAGACCAGTTCAAGTCATACGATGACCTGAAGAAGCGTTTGGACTATGTTCTAGGACAGAAGCAACCTGCACGTCGCTATGACGAAGAGGTAGCAAACGAAGATAATAGTCGTGGTTCTTATGCACCAGATTTTAATACTCGTAAGGCAGAGGCAACTGTAGCTGCAGCAACTGCACCAAGTTCATCTTCATCAACTGAAGAAGATGATGCTCTCTCTTATTTTCAAAAGTTAGCAGAGGAATAATTACTGATATAGTTTTATATTTTCTCCTCGAACCAAGGTTTCACTCACATACTGAGTGGAACCTTTTTTATATGGCATCAGTTCATCAATATCATCCTTAACTATGTTTAGATATCTTGGTTTTAATAGAAATATTTCTCTCTTTGCATCTTCTATTTTGGATTCATATTCATAGTTTGTAACAGGTATTGCTACATTTGTTTTAGTCACATCTTGTGTTATTGATGTATCGAAAAAGGATACGCTAAAATTAGAATCGCATTCCAAACCTTTTTGTACTATGATAACTCCTGCACCATTTTTTATTTCTGGTGTTTCATGATGATGAATGGCATTTAAGTTTTCATATGTTTTATATTTTTCTATCAGATATCTATCAAAATCATTTTGAAGTAATGGCCATTCTGTTTGTACGTTTATCGTATTATTAGATGTTAAAACTAACCAATCTAAATTAGAGTCTCCATAAAAATCAAAAGCAACATTGTCAGGTCTATCGTTGCCCTTAATTTGATATTTTGTAAAAAGTGTTACGTCTTGAAAAATATCATCTCTAAGTTTAACTTTTTTGAATAAATTTTTTACCGTGGTATAATCTGATATCTTAGCATTTGATAGTCTGCTAACATATTGAAAGTCTGGAACTTTTTGAAAATAATTTGACATTTTAGAATCCTATTTCTCCGTTAGTAAATTCGTTATAATCATTATTAAATATTGGTTCAAGTTCATTAAACCCAAGGGTCATTCTATATGATGTCATAACACCATCCTCATAAGAAGCATAGTTACCATCTGGAGTATACTCAACACCGCAGTTTACTAAAGCACATTCTTTAAACTTATTTAATCCTCTATGTTCTCTTGCTCTTCTTTCATAATTTAGTCGGAAAGTATGAGGAGATTTAAGGAATAGATTACCTTGTGTTTTAATGGGTGCCATTCCTTGTTTGAAGAAACGAATAATTTTTAAGATTGTAGCACCTTCTTCTGGTGTCCTTGCAGACATTTGAAAAGCAAAACTAAATTCTCTTAGTTTTGGTTGACTGAATAATAATTCTACGTTTGGATTTATTATCTGACCTGTTGTTCTTTGTAGTAAAGCAGCACTATCACCAGTAGCAGCACCAACTATAGCTCCTGATAATGCAGTTTTTACCTCATCTTTATTTGTTCCTATATTTTCAACTTGTTTTTTTCCTTCATTTGCGGCCGCTTGAAAACCCTCTGTAACAGCTTTTAATCCTACTTGTGCTAGTATCATCTGACCAGCATTCATAGTTCCACTCTGCCATCCTGCCTGATTAGCGTCAGATATACCTGCAGGTATTGGTAAAACTACAGTTCCTATACTCTTTCTATTTCTAATTCTTTTTTCACCAGCACCAAACTTTCCATTTATTGTATTATTTCCTATTCCTTTTGGTTCATACTTTAACATATCAAATTTTATTATATCATGCTTTTCTTGTCTTAATGTTTCAGGGTAAACTAATAATGCGTCAAATTTGTTTCTAGTTCCTGTAGCATCTTCTGATGCCCCAAAGAAATTTTTAGTAGAACTTGCTGCAGATCCACCACCTTTCTCTCCATCACTTACACTTACTTCATCTATACCATCATTAGTTGCTTTATTTTTATTGTTGGATATATTGTTTAAATTTTCTCTTTCCTGTGAAGTTGTTGCGAGTTCAGATTGTATAGAATTTATTTGATTTGATGACGCTGCTTCTACTGCTCTTGAGTTTTGACTAGCAAGACTTCCAAGAGAAGTATTTGTGTCATATGTTACTTTTGATTTATTAACTGAAGTTCCTATGGTTATACCACCGCTTCCACCTGCAGTTTCATATGCTATTATTTTTTTACTATATGAAGGTGGAGGTCCAATAGTTTTTGTGACCTCTGTGGCAATATATAATTTTTGATTTTTGAGTTTTACACCGTCGCTGTTTGTAATTGTTACAGGAACTACGGAGATAGAACTCGTTGCCGAGACTGACATTTATTGGTATCTCTTTTAGTTATTTAGTAGGAATTTTCCATACTGTAATGCAAGCAACTCATCCAACTCTTGATTTTCTACTACATGAAGTTTACCTGCAACCTCTTCCCATGTGTAGTTTCTATATTTTTGCCAGTGAAAGTTCAATCCTCTGAACCCCCATCTAAAAAGACCCACACAAGCAATCAAAGGATGTTGATCATATTGAATATCAGGTGTCTTAGGATTATATATGAAGGTATAGTAGTTACCTGGTTCAGGATACAATGCTTCTATTGTAAAAACTTGCATAATTAAAAGCATTATTTCTTCTGGGTCAGTTGTATTCTCTTCTTCAACTAATTTTTTAAGTTCATCCACTCTTGAAGTTGGGTTCTCTTCTATCTCTACTTCTTCTTGAAACCCAAAACTATCGGTGTTTTGTTTTGCAAGGTCTCTTTCTTTTCTTTGTTTGATTGTTTTTCTTGGCATTATCTTATACCCAGTTCTCTTTCTGTGATAATCTTAAATTCAATTCGTTTATCTTTACACCACTCATCTGCTGCTTGCCACTTTGCTTGATTAGTTGCATAGGTTTTGCACTCATAGAGATAAGACTTTGTGACGTTTTTCTTTTTCTTGGGAGGTTTTGTTTGCCTCATAGGTTTAACCTCGATAACATATGTTTTGACATCACCTGTTCCTTCCTTTACTTTTATAATAAAGTCTGGAAAGTAACGTCTAACCTTACCATCAGGGGCACGATATGGTATGAAGAACTCTTCGCTTCCCCATTGTATAATGTTTTCGTTTATATCACACCAATGACAGAACCTTGTCTCCCAAGAACTACGACATATAATATTATTCACATCACCTTTATACTTCCTTGGTTTAGTTGGTTTAAAGATACTCTTTTTACTTTCAGCCATCTCTTATACATAATATATAAGGTCAAATAGTATTTATAGATGCCAACTCCAAGGTCAGTCTCTAAAATAAAATCTGATTTGCTCCGTCCAGCAACTACTTCTCATTTTGAAGTAGAACTTAGCATACCAAGTGGACTCAGGGGTAAGTATAGTGGTGATAATAGACAAGGTAAAATGCAATTAATGTGTTCTGAGGCAAGTCTACCTGGCTCATCTTTAGCAACACATCAGATTGATAATAATTTTCATGGCGTAACTGAGAGACATGCGTACAGAAGATTGTATGAAGATAGATTAGATTTGAATTTTTATGTTGATGCAAATCAATATCTACCAATTAAGTTTTTTGAGGATTGGATATCGTTCATAACAAATGAGGATAAGAGGGATGCACTTGCTAACTCATATACTTATGATGTAAAATATCCAGATACCTATACCGCAGCTGGATTAAAAGTTATAAAATTTGAAAAGGACTATAAAAGTTCTATGACATATCAGTTTGTAAAAAGTTTCCCGATACAGATAACTTCCATGCCTGTGTCATATGATGGGTCATCTTTACTGCAGTGTAATGTTTCACTAACTTACTTGAGATATGTTGTAGGAACTAATATAGTTGATGTGTATAATCCTGTTAGTGCATTGAACCAAGCAAGATTTAATGCAAGAGGTATAGTTGGTGGATTTGTTGATGCTGCTGTAGACAGACTAACAGGAAATGATTTGCTTGGAGATATTGCTGGAGGTATCGCTGCAAATCTCCTCTAAATAAACATACTGAACTTGTCATAGGATATTATGCCTTTACCAAAAATTGCAACCCCAACCTATGAGTTGGAGTTACCCTCGACTGGAAAATCAATTTCTTACAGACCATTCCTTGTAAAAGAAGAAAAGGTTTTAGTAATTGCATTAGAGAGTGAAGATACAAAACAAATAACAACTGCAATTAAAGCAGTGTTGAGAAATTGTGTTCTTACAAAAGGAGTTAAAGTAGAATCTTTACCAACCTTTGATATAGAATATTTGTTTCTTAATATTCGTGGTAAATCTGTTGGTGAGGAACTAGAAGTAAACATTGTCTGTCCTGATGATGAAGAAACTAATGTTCCTGTACTCATTGACCTTGATGACATACAAGTTCAAAAAGATGATGGTCATACCAATAAGATTAAATTGGATGATAACTTAATGATGGAAATGAAGTATCCTTCATTGGAGCAATTCATTAAAAATAATTTTGAGTTTGATGAAAAGAATGCGATGGACCAATCTTTTGATTTGATTGCTACCTGCATCGATAAAATTTATACAGAGGATGAAGTTTGGGCAACTGCAGATTGCACCAAGAAAGAAGTGAAAGAATTTTTAGAATCTATGAACTCATCTCAGTTCAAGAGTATTGAAAAATTCTTTGAGACAATGCCTAAATTATCTCATACTATAAAGGTAAAAAATCCTAAGACTAAAGTTGAAAGTGAAGTTGTTTTAGAAGGGTTAGCATCTTTTTTCGCTTAGGTATGGTGCATATGAGTTTGTTTAATTACTTCAAACTTAATTTTGCCTTGATGCAGTATCATAAATATAGTTTGACAGAGATTGAAAATATGATGCCTTGGGAACGAGACATCTATGTGGGTCTTCTCCAACAACATCTTGAAGAGGAAGAGTTAAAACGCAAGCAGCAAAAAGCGAATGCCTAGTTACAATCCTGACGAATTTTCCCAAATACATAATACGATAAGCAAGTCCTTTGTGATGCAGAGGAAAACTTTGATGCGTGTTCTTGGTCTTGAGGGAAGGGTTAGTGAATTAGAATCGCAACAGGCAGCAGAGGAGCAAGCAAAGGAAGGTATAGATGATTTGTTAGGTGATATCCTTGGGGAGAATACTGAAGAATCGGTAGGTGGTACAAAAACAAAAACAAAAGCAAAGAAAAAACCAAGAAAGAAAACTCCTGTAGCTAAAAAGGCAACTAAACCTAAGAAAAAACCAAAGATAAAAGCTACAAAGAAAAGAATAAAAGCAGAGAATCTAAAGAAGGGAACTGTACTAGACGATGCTTTTAAAGCACGAGTGATGGGAACAGATTCATCAGGACAATATTTAACTCCAGAGGAAAGAAAAAGAAGATTTAAGTTTGGTGATACTCAACCAGCAGGAGTATTATCTACAGAAACATTACAACCATCTTCAGATACAGAACAGATAGGGCAAGCAGAGGGTGTAAAAAAATCTATTGGAGCATCTCCTGTCAGTGATGTATTGACAAATTCCCTGAAAGCAATTGCAGGTTCTCTTGACAATATAAAAAGTATTCTAGGTGATCAAAGTAAAACTCAACAAGACGCACAAGAAGATGCAAGAGTAGAAGGTGAACAGAATAAAGCAAAGAAACAGGAAGGTGCTCTTGAAAAAGTTATGGGTCCAGTTAAAAATGTTGGAGAGAAATTACTAAAACCTTTTAAGAGTATACTTGAATCTGCCATAGAGTTTTTAAGTAAAATATTTTTTGGTAGGGTTGCCATCCAGTTGTTTGAATGGTTTTCTAATCCAGAAAATATAAGTAAAGTTACTAGTATATTTAAGTTTATCAAAGATTTTTGGCCAGCGATAGTGGCAGCCCTTGTAGCATTTTTACCAGGATTATTAGGTCCAGTTGGTGTCATAGCAGGTATCACTGCATTATTACTTTGGGGAGTTCCTAAGATAGTAAATGCTGTTAAATCTATATTTGGATTTGGTCCGAAAGTTGATGATGTAATAAAGAATGAATCTAAAGATCTCAATAAGGATATGAAAAACGTCGAGAAGGGCGTTAATGATAAATTAAAACCAGAGGATGATGTAGATCAAGCAACAACAGAAACTAATGTAGACACTCCTGATGCAGAACTATCGGAGATACAGAATAATAATCAGGAAGTAAGTAAAGAAATTGACAAGGAAACAGTTCCTGCGATGGCAAAAGGCGGTCCTGTAATGAGTCAGGATGGTGGTAAAGTAGAAGGACAAAAAGGAGTAGATAAAGTTCCTGCAATGCTTACTGAAGGTGAATTTGTTATGAGTAAAGGAGCAGTGCAAGAATATGGTATGGAAACTCTTGCAAATATGAATGCTGCTGCTGGTGGAACTAATAAACCAAGCATGATGAGTAGTAATAAATCATCAAAAACAACTAACATTAAAAATAGTAAAAATTATTATGGTGGTGGTTCAGTTGGTGGTGATAGGATGTCATATTTTGGTGGTGGATTTGTTGGGAATATGAAAAATAATATTGGTAATTTTACTTCCAATATGAAATCGAGAGCATCATCCGTTACTCAATTTGTTCATCATCATAAAAGAGATGGTAAAAATTCAGCACAAATAGCAGCAAGTGAAAGTAATTCTAGAAAAATAAATCCACCAAGCACTCCGTCATCAGCACAAACAATTAAACAAAACGCACAAAGAAATAGTGCTACTTATTCTGGTAGTGATATGCCAGCCAAAGGTATACCTAACTTTGATGCTGATTTGATGAGGTCGCAAAGTAAAATTAGAGTATTAGGATTGTCAGTATAATGGCATTAGGATTAGCACTCAAAACAGTAGGTGGAGCACTTAAAGGTGGTGCGAAGAAAATTGCTACTGATAAGTTATTGAATAGAAAGAAGAAAACTGATGCTCGAAGGCAGAGGGCACAGCAGGTAATGGGTGGTGGTGAGGAGAGTGGTGGAGCATTAGCGATTAGACCAAAGACATCTATGGTTCCCTCTCCTGCAGGTGCAATTCAAAAGTATAGTGGTGGTTCTGATGATAAAGCAAAATCAAATGACTCTGCGGAAACTTTAGCATTAAAAATAAAGACATCTATAATATCTGTAGAAACTCTTCTAGGAAATTCTGTTGCTTTTCAAAAGAAAAAATTGGATGAAGAAAGAGAAGCAAGAGATCAAAAGAAATTAGCAGAGCAAGAAAAAGAATTAGAAAAGAAGGAACCAAAACAATCTAAAGGAAAAGGATTAAAACTCAAATTACCTGGTGGTGGTATACTTAATTCTATTATAAAGTTTGTATCTAATATTCTTTTTGGATATGTAATGGTAAGATTGGTAGATTTTTTACCAAAGTTGCAAACAGCATTGCCTAAAATAGGAGCGTTTGTTGATGGATTTTTAGATTTTTCAGGAAAGGTTCTCAATATTTTTGCAACACTGATTGATTTTGGGTACAAGTTAGTTGAGATGGGTCAGAATTTAGTTAAAAATCTTTTCGGTGAAGAGGGATTGGCGAAATTCAATATCTTCATGGATAATTTGAAGAATTTGATTAACGGATTTATAGCATGGAAATTAATAGGAGAAAAAATATTTAAAGCAATTGTATCAAATATAAAGGGTGCTTTTAATCTTGCTAAAAATATTATTAAAGGTGCAGTAGGTATCATAAACAAATTAACAGGAGGTTTACTTAGCAAAACTGCAAGCAAGTTGGGTGGACTGGCATCAAGTGTTGGAAGAAGAATTGGTGTTGGTGCTAAGAGAATTGCAGGAAGAGGTGTTAGACAGGGTATAAAGGCTGCTACAAAGACTGGAAGCAGTTTAATGAAAAAGGGTGTAGGAGGACTAGCAAAGAGAGGAGCATTAAAATTATTTGGTAAAGGTGCCGTTAAAGCTGCGTCTGGGTTTGCTAAAAAAATACCAATTCTAGGTCCATTAATAGTTGGTATTATTTCCATAATGTCTGGGGAACCAGCAAGTCAAGCATTATTTAAAACTTTTGGTGCTGCTGCTGGTGGTTTTCTAGGATCATTCATACCTATTCCTATTCTCGGAACTTTGATCGGTGAAACGATTGGTGTGTATATTGGTGATTTACTCTATGAATTAATATTAGGAAAGGGTGCAGCAGCAGTTGGAAACAGAATGAAGGAAGATTTTACTAAGTTGTTATCAGGTGGTAAGGTAGTTTTCAATTGGTTAAAGGATGGTGTTGGTAGATTTTTAGAGGGATTACCTAAAGGTTTTGGTTTAGCTCGTTTTATGCTTAACCCTAATCCATTACCTAAAGTTAAACTCATGGGTAAAGCTTTCTTTTCTAGAGAACCTATGAAAGAGGTGAAGGATGATGATAAGTCAGCAAAATTATCAAACAAACAAAAGAAAGATAGTAATAAAGTTGCAGATGATGTAAGTAAAAAAGCAACCTATGAAGAACCAGAGGTTGAATTAATCCCAATAGAGATACCACCACCACCTTCAAATACAACTCAAAGTTCTGATAGTATAAATGTGTCGTCAACAAATTCATCTAAAGAGGACTTTGCTGAGTCCTTGTACATGACAGGTTAAATAGTAATATGAGGAAATATAAATGACACAAAAAATACCAACACGTAATGCCACTCCTGCTTTTGTAGAGGGTATAAAAATTGTATCCAATCAGGATGAAAGTAGAACAGTTGATGTTGCTACTGGATTAGTTCGATTGCAATATTATGAAAGCATTCTGCAAGATTCTGTGAGAGCAGTAGTTATATATGGTGATAGTGGAAGTTCTATTGATGATAAGACTGTAATAGATGGACTTCCTATGGTTGGACAGGAAAAAGTTAGAGTAAAATTTACCGATAACAATGAAAACACAATTGATATTGAGTTATTTGTAAATAAAATAACACCTTTCTTTGACGATACTACACGTTCTGGTGTTGCAATTGACTTGGCATCAAAAGAATTTATAATGAATGAGAAAGTAAGAGTTGCTAGAAGATTTGATGGTAAAATATCTGAACATGTTAAAAAAATACTAGAAGAAGTTCTTAAGACAGAAAAGGATTTGGATATTGAAGAAACACAAAACAATTATAATTTTCTTGGATTGAATAAAAAACCATATTACATGTTGAACTATCTCTCAAAGGCATCTGTTCCATCTACTCAAAATTCAGATGGTAACACCGCAGGATTTTTTCTCTATGAAACATCAGAAGGATTTAAATTCAAATCAATCGATTCATTACTAAGTCAAGAAAAGAAAAAATCTATTATCTATAATGAAACTCCTGATGGTGATGGTGAAAACATACCAGAGGGATATGATATGAAAGCATTATCATATGAAAAGGATAATGCAGTAAATGTACAAAACAAATTGCGAATGGGTGCATACTCAACTCGTACAGTCGTTTTTAATCCTTTTGATTGTGTTTACGAAGTGTTGACTAATGATGCAACAGACATAGAAAAGAAAGAGGGTATAAAGACTGCTGGAAAAAATTTACCAGTTCTTAATAAAGAGTTTAATCAAGAGGGTCTTTCAAAAGAATTCTCAAGAACTATGTTCATGATGTTAGATACTGGAACTTTACCCACGGGTTCTAAAGGAGATAATAAACCAGTTGACACCACGAAAGACCAATTGTCTGAATGTGATAAGCAAAATTATGATGCTAAAAAAATTCTTGCACAGTCTGTGATGAGATATAATCAGTTATTTGCTGCAATCAACACAATAGTCATAGCAGGGGACTTCTCATTACACGCAGGAGATGCTATATTTGTGGATGCACCAGAGTTACAGACTGAAACTAAAAATGATGATGTGAACAAGGAAAGTGGGGGTCTATATATTATAGCAGATTTATGTCACTTCATAACCCCAAACGAAACTTACACAAAATTAAATTTAGTGCGAGATACTTTTGGTCGAAAAGGTAAACCTACTTAAATAGATACCCATGACGAACAACGCATACATTGATCCAAAGGATCACAAAGAGCATATCAATCATGGTATGTTAGAATACTCAGAAGAAGATTTAAAACTTCATAACGATGCATTTCATGCACACACAGAAGATGAAGTAGATAAGAATGATGCAAAAATAAATGACTGGCATGAAAGGCATGAAGATCAGCATTTAGAACTTTTTTGTGACAACCATCCAGATGCATTAGAGTGTAGAGTATACGATGATTAATAGATGATGGAAGGAGGTTCATTATTTAACACAGGTTTCTTTGGAAGCAGTTTCTATTGGTGGATGGGTCAGATTGCTGACGATTCTACTTGGAGAGATAATGAGCTTTCTAGTAAATATCCTGATAGAGATACTCCTTTAGGTTGGGGAAAAAGATATAGAGTAAGAATTATTGGAGTACATGATAAAGAAGAAGAAACAATTCCTTCTGATCAATTGCCTTGGGCAAATATCATGTACCCCGTTACTGCTGGTGGTGGACAAGCAGGTTCGCATCAATCTGCAAACCTCCGTCAAGGAATGTTTGTGTTTGGATTTTACATGGATGGACAGGACATGCAGGTTCCTGTCATCATGGGAGTGTTGGGTAATAATTCCAAAACTCCACTAAACACAAAAATTGGTAATGATGAGAGTAATTTTTCAGGAACTAGTGGAGTTGCTCAGGGTCAAGAGGATAAACAAGGAACAGAAAAAGAACCTATTCCAGACAATGAGAAGGTTATAAAAAAACCAAAATCAAAAAGTGATGCAAAAGAAGAATCTATACTAGATTCTGGTGTTGATTTAAATAAATTTGGATTGCCCTTTAATTTACCATCAAATCCTAATCAACTAGCAGATCTTAATGATGCTAAATCAGAAATTGAACGTATTAAAAGTGCTCCTGAATTAACGAAAAAATTTTTTAATGTTGAGAATGTAGATGAGATAACTCAATCAATGGAAGATAACTTTATACAAAATAAAGTTGTCACTTCTATGAGAAGGAGAGTAGCAGGAGCAAACAAACCAGGTTCTCCCTCTCAAGCAGGTGCTACTATTGAGTCTGTAGATTGTTTGCAGATGCAAACAGCAGAAACTCAGAAGAGAGAAGACAAGTATCAAGAGAAAACTGTTTTAGTAGTTCCAGATGATACAGTTGGATCTGCGGTAAAGGCTATGCAAACTATTTCAGAAAATCTTGCTAAGAAAACTGAAAAATACTTATCTTCTTTTAGTGATTATGCAGATGCTGTTTCGGGAGGACCAAATATTAATACACTTACTAAATTAAAAAAAGATTCTGCATGTGCAATGTCAAAGTATATGAAAATAATACTTGATAAGATGATGGAATATACTAGTAAGACATTGAATGAAGAGATAAGTGAAGCTATTTCAGACATGCCTTCCTGTATGAGATATCAAATGGGGGACATGATGGATATTGGAAATGAAAAATTACTCGAAAAATATAATGAGATAACAAATGGAATGTGTGGATTATTAGAAAGTATTTTAGAAGAACAGATTGATGTAAATTCTCTTCAAAAACAAGCTGAGGAAAACGCTGCAAAAGTTGGCATAACTACAGAACAAACTGTGGTTGATCCAGAAACTGGAAGATTGATACAGAGATCAATTTTAATAGAGGAGGATGTATCTCATCCAAATGTTCCAATTTGTTCTGCAGAAAGTATAATAGGGCAAGCTATATCTAATGTTAAGGTTGGTATTACAAGTATTAATAGTCAAATTTTGGACGGAACAAATGTTTATTTAAAAGACATTAAAAGTGAATTAGAAAGATTAGATGGCGATCTTGTTGAAAGGGTTCAAACAAATACTGATGCTGGTAAAGTTTTAGAAATAACTGATGAGGAAGTATTGGATGAGGTTAGGGGTGGAACATTATATAAAACTACATCAAGAGTTGGAACTATATTTAAGAATAGTACAGATCCTAGTAGATCACCTAACCCACCAGTTGGATTTACAACGGCAGAAACAACAGGACAAGGACTTACTGTTGACATAACAGTATCTCTTGGTGGTCTCGCTGGTTTTGGAAATGCAGGAGGTGCAACTGACTTTGAATTTTTAAGTCAGGGAACAGGATATACAAATCAAAATGCTGTTAATTGTAATGGTGGATCTGGAACAGGTATGAAAGTTAATTTAGTAACATCTGCTGGTGAGATTACTACAATGTTCGTTCATACTACAGGAACAGGATATAAAAAAGATGAAGAACTTACAGTGCAAGCAGGAAACTTTGATGCAAAATTTACTTTAACTGCTGTTGAAGGAAAGATAGATGATGGTGCTATTAAAATTAATGAGGGTGGTAATGGATATGTTGTAGGAGACGTTTATACAGTTCTTGGTGGTAGTGATGATGGTACTTTCATGATTATTTCTATCAGTGATATTGGTGATAAAGTTGCTACTAATACTTCATCTCCTAAAAAATTATCTAATTCTGGATTCAATTTGAGTAATTTAGTTGGTAATGTAACTTCTGCTCTTAACTTTGAAAATATAACTGCAAACGTGTTCCCATTTGAGTTGCCACCAAACCCTGCTGTTTCTGATTTCTATACACTTGCAAATGGTGGAGAGGGTCAACCAGATTTTGAACTACCTAATTTTGCTCAGTTACCAAAACAAATAAATGAAGGAGCTAAAATAGCAGCAAAAGAAGTTATTCCTTTCGCAGAACCTACTTTAAAGAAAACTATAGATTTGGTTAACAGAACAACAAATATTGCTTCAAGTTCTGTTCCTACAGAGGCAGGACAAACATCTATTACAAATAATGTGGCAACTGGTGCGGTTAGTTTTGATGCATCTTCATCAGAAACAGCAGCAGATACTTCTTCATCTACTCCCACTAGTGGTTCATCAGGTGGTTCATCTGGTGGTGGAGGAGGCGGTGGAGGTTATTAATAAATATTGAATATGACAGTTACTAATTCCTCATTTGATATATTTGGAGATCCTCAGAAAGATGATATCCGAGTTGGATATATTTCTCCTGATAGAGGATTAGTTTCTGATGTCACGATATGTGAGGCAAATGATTATGCTAAGTTAAATCCTGGTACAGTTTTTATTTTTAGAGATAGAGAAAAGATACAATATTTGGGAATAAATGAAGTAAATAAATTAACAACAAATGATTTGCTTACAACTGTCGAAACATGTGGTGGTGTATCAGTAGCAAAAACATGTAGCGGTTCGGAAACTCCTAAAGTTATATTTGGTGGAGGTGGTGGTTTAGGTGCGAAAGCAAATCCAGTTATCGTTGGTGGATCTGTCATAGCAGTAGATTTAATCGAAGGTGGTTTTGGATATCAATATGAACCTATAGTTGATGTAAAAGATCCCTGTGGCGTTGGTGCTGGTGTGGTGGCAAAGGCAATAATGGATGAACAGTTTACTAAGTTTGTTGTGTATGATGATGAAGACGATTTTGAAGACTATAAAATATGTCCTCAAGTTCCTATCACATATGGTACTAAATTTTCTCCATCAGGAAAAGTAATTGGTAAGTGGAACCCTGAAGAATATTTAAACTCTGGACAGACACCTTTCCAAAAACAAATTCAAGATTATATAGAATTTTTAAACGCACCAAAAAATCCTTTCTGGACCAGTAGAACGGAAAATCCTAAGAAAGTTACATCTAAAGGAAATATAACCAGTGCTAAGTATGATGTAAGTCACTGGGCATGGGGTGCGAATGTAGATCCACAAGGAGAATATGATGAAGCAGCCGACTCTGATAAAGGTAATATTGTTAATGATAGATTGTGGAAGTTTGGAGTATTATGGAGAACTGATTTAAATAATTTCATGAATGCTCATGCCATATCACCCATTCCAATGTCGAATGTAAAGGATGAGGCAAATACAGAATATTATTTTGAATGGGATGTAGAATTTCCTTATCCTGGAGATTATATTTTTAAAATACAATGTGATAATGAAGGGTCTTTATATGTTGATAATAAAAAGAAAGCTAATTATAAATTAGGAACAGGTGGTGCAGCAGGTAATATATTATCACCACCAGAAGAAACAAAAGTAACGATAGATAAACGTGGATTTAAGAAAGTACGAGTTGACCTTACCAATTATCCTAGAACACAAAAAGTTGCTAAAGCACAAGAGTTAAGTGATTTTCCTACTAGCAACAATATAGAATTTTCAATATCAACTGCTACTCTTTTTGGAGCATCTATAGTCATTGAAGGTTTGGATATTAATTTAGAAAAAACTTATGGTGCTGATAATAATGTAAAAGAAACCTTCGAGAGAGAAGTTGAGTTTGGAAAAGTTTATGACATCAAAATAATTAGTAATAGTAAAAAAGGTCAAAACAATAAAGCACAACTAAGAGTCAAAGGTGATAAGGTTCTTGAAATGGAAGACATACCAAACACCACTGAAGGAGGAGGTGGTGTAGGAGTATTTTTTGATGACTTGATTGTATCTGTCAGTCAGGGTAGATTTTTTGATATTGATGGATTGAACTGTAAATTTACTTTGGGAGAACCTAAAGCCACGACAGGAACATCATCTCAGGTAGAGGGAGAGACAAGGAGAGTATTTAATACTATGGAGTTTATTGATAAAGCAAACAGAGAATTATGGAGAACTAATACACTTAGAGAATCTCAAAGAGAAAATAGTGCAGAAGGATTTTTAAATCGTTATGGCGTTTCTCCTTTTGATACTACAATTGAACATGAAACAAGTTATCCTGGTACGCATACCATTAAATGGCACAATGTAAACTTCCCGATATCTGGTGAGTATGATATTGGTGTTGCTGTTGATGATAATGTAACTTTGAAGATTGGTGATGATGTAAACATCTTTAAACAGGGATTTTTTGAAGGAACATCAAATTCAACAGGTTCCAGTTTGTATAGGAGATTTATAAAGGCAGGTAATTATACGATTGTAGCAGAATTAAATCAAATTCCTGGTGGTAAATTTGGATTAGGACCAGATGATAATCCTATGGCTCTTGCCATAAACATATCAACTTCTTTTACTGAAGTAGATGAGAAAATTTCTCAGTCATGGAATCAAAATCCATTAGGTGTAGCAGTTACAATTGAAGCACCAGAACCTCCAATACCACAAGAACCTGTGCCTATACAGGAAGGTAGATGTCCCTCTAATCCTTTCTGGTCAACTAGATTTTCTAGTGCCGATGGTAATAAATGGCATCCAGTAGCATTTGATAGTTGGTCTAAGTTTAAAAATCGTTATGGTATGTCTCCTATTCCACCATATTCACTAGAAAATACTTCTGGTGGTGGAAAAAAATATACTACTCAATGGGAAATTGATATTCCATATGAGGGATTCTATAAACTTAAAGCAGAGGCAGATGATAAAGCAAAATTTTGGATAGTGCCAAAAGGAACATCCGTAAACGAACCTACTTTAGAGGTTGGTATTCCTGAAAATGGAATTGTTCCAAGTAAAATGGTTGGACTATCACCTGGTAAACATGATGTTTTCGTAGAGGTTGAGAATTTTTTCCAAGGCACAACCGAAACAATCAGTCAAAGAGTTTTTAGTACTCTTGGATGGGGAGCACAAGGAACAAAGAAACAAATTCCTGATGGTGGTAATTTTAAAGATATAACATTTAATGTTTCCTCTGCTACCTTATATGGATCGCAATTTACTTTATTTAATGGTAGTCTTCTCAATGGTCCCTTGATTAATGAAACAAAAGAATTTGGAGGTGCAAATTTTAACTCCACTCATAATCTCAATATTGAAAAAGGTAAAGTATATGATGTGGTTTTTACTAGTCAGAGTTCTGGTAATAATAGAGGAATAGAATTTACTGGTCTTCATCCTGTAAATAATCCAATCAATGTTACAAATAATGGAAAGAGATTAGCGTTACGTGATGGTGATGGTACAGATACTAATGCTTCTTTCACTATTGATAGTGGTAGTATAACTTTTGCTCCAGATGGTAGAAGTTTAGTTGGGAGTGGTGATGCTACTCTGACACTGACATGGAATGATAGGAGACAAGCTGGTCGTGCAATTGATAGAATTAAAATAGGTTCTGTTGAATGGTTAAGAAGTGGTAGTGGTGGTACAATTACTCGTCAAATTACTGTCGGTGCAACATCCAATAATTCAAGTGTTCAGTTGAAAAATAAGGATGGTGCAGATAATATCGTTCAGATGGAAGATTTCACTGATGAGTCTTGGGATGATATTACATGTTCTGCAACAGATGGAAGATTTTATGACTTCAATGGTAGAAGATGTAAGTTTACTTGGGGTGGCGACTTTAAGGAAATATTAGTAGGAACTTCAAGCGGCACTGCAAAAGATGGTGTTACTTACAGTGGTCCTGATTTATTTCACTTACCTTTTACAGGGTGGGGTTCGTTTATGAATAAGTTTTCGGTTTCACCTAATAAACTAGAACCAGACTCACCTGTTGTTAATTACACTTGGAGTAATGTTTCTTTCCCAGAAGATGGTGAGTATGAGATAAAGTTTCAAAATGATGCACATGCTTCTTTATTCATTGATAATGAAGAGGTTATCATTGGTGATTTTGATACGTTACCAGGTGTGTCTGATAGAGATAAAGCTAATTTTACAGGTGAAGGTAAAATTAAAATAGTTCAAGTTAATGCTGGTGCTCGTACCATATCAGTAAGACCAACTGGTATTGGTACTGGTTTTCATGCGGGAAGAGTTGATACTTTATTCCAACAACCACCAAATTATGTTTGGCAAAATAATCCAAGCGGATTTGCAATAGAAATTAGAAAAAACGTAGAAGTAAGGGGCAAAACAGAAACTGGTGAAGATAAAACTAAATCTTGGATGAATAATCCAATTTCTGTTGCTGGCATTCTTATACCACCTCCATGTCCTAGAGAAGTAAAGGGAAAGGGTATAGTGAAAGATGTTGATATAATAGAACCTGGTAATGGATTTCCTGAACCTCCTACTAATCCTGTTGGTTTATCAACTTATCCAGTTTCATTAGAAGTTCCTGTTATAATAACAACAGATCCTGGTATTAACTATGATCCCAAAGATGTTGTCGTGGTTGGTGTAAATACTTTCTCAATGCCACCATTAGAACCATTTGGTAAATTACCACCACAAATACCTATTCCAACAGGAATTGGAGTAACAGAATTTCCTGATATTGATATAATTACTGATACGGGTATTGGTTTTAAAGGTACTCCTAAGATTGTTGTGAGGAGAGATCCACTTGATGTTTCAGATGATCAGTTGATACAAGTGACAGATCTTGTTGGGTTGAAACAAACTGGATACTATCAAGGAAGACCCTACTATGGTGCAGTATTCTTTAAAGATGGTCTTGCATATGCAGGATATTACGAGACAGCTGGACAATTAATTCGTGTTTATGATACACTACAAGAAAGTATTGATGGTGAGGTTACAACAGCTCCATCTGCAATCCAGAGACAGGGTACAGATGTAAATAGTAACAATCCAAGACTTAATATTCCTGGTACTCCACAAAATCTTACTGAATAGATATGGCAAGAACTGAAAATTTAAAATTAGATAGGAGTGGTAAAGGTGCCAAGAAAAATTATAATGCAATCAGTTATGGAACGGCACAAGGTCGTGTCCAAATGGGTCAAATTGCCAAGAAAGGTGATGTTACAACAGGAATTGGGTTGCATACACCAGATGCAGAGCATCAATTAACATTAGATATTGACGGTCAAAGAAAAGGATGGACTACATCAATAGGACCAGGTAATTTTCAAGTTGAGTGTGGAAGTGCCAATCAAGAAGCAGAGAACAGCATGATATTAACTGCTGTAAATGGTGACATTGCAATTACAGCAACTAATGGTAAAATAAGATTACAGGGTACTGATATTGAATTAGTTGCTGTTGGTGAGGGTAGTTCAAAAGGTAATATAAAATTAACAGCAACAGAATCTGTCATAAGTAATTCTAAAAAATTTTTGGTTAATTCAAAAACAATGTATAAGATTGTAAGTTCTCAACAAGGACAAGTCATAGCTAATGGAACTCTACAAATGTATGGGAACGTAATTAGAGGAGTTACTGCTGCAGTTAAACACAAAGATTCAAAAGTTGGAGGACAAAAATTCTATGATAAGCAAAATCCAAATGAAGCAGCAAAGAGAGCACAGCGACAGGATCAACAAAACTTCGCTAATTTTGAGGGGGGTTAATTAAATGTCTTTTAATTTCGATGATGTTCAAATTGGTGGTCAATTGCACGTTGGCACTGGTGCTTATGCTGCAATAAAATCTGGAAAATTTAATAAAATAAATGGTTCTGCTGCTGTTGAAGGACCAATGGTTGTGGGTGATCCAGAAGACTTTAATAATAATGATGCAACTTTGATGGTCGGCAAAACTAGTAACAATGACCCCACATGCTCGATGCCAGAGAGTTCTCTAGGTGTGTCGGGTAGAAAACCAACTGCATTAAAAACAAAGGGTAATATGTATGTTACTGGTGATTTATATGTCACTGGGTCAGTTGACTGCCAATCTACAGGTAGACTAGAAGCAAGACACAAGCAAGCAGATGCCTCTCCTAAGAAGTTTGATATAAAACACCCCTCTGAGGATGGAATGCGTCTTGCACACGCCTGTATAGAGGGTGCAGAGGTTGCTGTATATCATAGAGGTAGAGTTAGGAATAAGACGGAGATTATATTACCAGAGTATTGGAAAGATTTGGTTCATATGAATAGTATTAGTGTTCAGTTGCAAGCAATCGGTGCTCATCAAGATATTATTGTGAAGAGATGGGATACTGAAAAGATATATCTTCAGTCAAGAAGTGGCATTCCAATTGATTGCTTTTTTCATGTGTACGCAGAGAGAAAGGATATTAATCCATTGGTTGTAGAGTATGAGGGTGAAACATGGGAGGATTATCCAGATCCTGATTCAAATGATCCTAAATACGAAGGTCAGAATACACGCACACTTTGACAAACTGTTGACTTCATGCTAAGGTATGATAGTATTCCTTAAAATTGTATGGAAGACGAATATGTAACACGATGTGTGGTGGATACCGCACAGAGAAAATTCTATCTTTACTCTAGTGAAGGAGAAAAAAGAGTTGTTGATTGTGATACTGTTGAACAATTCATGAGTGTGTTAAATCTTGTAAGAGATTCATGTCCTGAAGATGTGTTATCGTATGCGGATCCCCTCTGAGGGAAAATCGACTTTTAGTTTCAAAAAAGTCGGAAAAAAATCCCGCCAATTTTTTACGCACGAAGGGTTTTGCATGGATTTGTTCAATGATAAATAATCCATAACAAGAACTATAGTGCTAATAAGATGGGTCTTTCCAGATTAGATAATTTTCTTAAGTCGGCACGAGGAACAATCCTCTATGTCAACCCTAATGATTTGGATGCTACTGATGGCATTGAAAATCGTGGTAATTCACTGACTCGTCCATTTAAGACAATTCAACGTGCATTAATTGAATCAGCAAGATTTTCATATCAGAAAGGTTTAGATAATGATAGATTTGGTAAAACAACAATTTTATTATATCCTGGTGAACACATTGTAGATAATAGACCTGGTTATATTCCTGATGGTGCAAATAATTTTATACTTAGAAATGGTCAGACAACTGATGACTTATCTGCATTTGATTTAACTACAAATTTTGATTTAGAATCATCTGCAAACGCACTTTTCAAGTTAAACAGTATACATGGTGGAATTATAATTCCGAGAGGAACTTCTATTGTTGGTCTTGACTTAAGAAAGACGAAAATAAGACCAAAATATGTTCCAAATCCTGAAAACGATAATATTGAAAGAACTGCACTTTTCCGTGTAACTGGTGGATGCTATTTCTGGCAATTCTCTATATTTGACGCAAATCCTAATGGGAAGTGTTATATTGATTATACCATTAATGAATTTGTTCCTAATTTTTCTCATCACAAATTAACTTGCTTTGAGTATGCAGATGGTGTAAATGATGTCAAAATAAATGACACATTTTTAAATTATTCAACAGATCGAACTGATTTGGAGATGTATTATGAGAAAGTTAGTCTTGTATATGGTCAATCATCTGGTCGTGCAATTGAACCAGACTATCCAAGCACTGGATTAGACATACAACCTAAAATTGATGAATTTAGAATTGTTGGTTCGACAGGAAAATCTGTTGGAATTAGTAGTATTAGATCAGGTGATGGCACAACCTCAACAACTCAAATTACAGCATTTCTTAATGATAGCACATTTACAGGATTAGACGTAGATACTCCTTTTCGTGTAGCAGGAGTTACGGTTGATGAATATAATGGAAAATTTGTTGTAGCAGAAAGACCAACAAGTGATTCTGTTGTTTATTCAGTTCAAAATGCTCCACCATCAGCAAGTCCAAATGCGACTGGTGCAACTATAACTCTATCTTCTGATACTGTAACATCAGCATCTCCATATATTTTCAACGTATCACTTAGATCTGTATTTGGTATGTGTGGATGTCTTACTGATGGTAAGAAAGCCACTGGATTTAGATCTATGGTTATTGCTCAGTTTACTGGTATTGGATTACAGAAGGATGATAACGCATTTGTACTTTATAACTCAAGCAATCCTCCTACAGGACAATATGATGATAATACAACACCAGGAAATGAAAACTTAAGCACTAATTCAAAAGCAGTATACAAACCAGAATACAGAAATTTCCATCTTAAGGTTACTAATAATTCTGTTGTTCAGGCAGTATCTGTATTCGCTATTGGTTATGCAGAGCACTTTGTTGTGGAGAATGGTGGAGATATATCTCTCACAAACTCCAACTCTAACTTTGGTGCTGTTGCACTATCTGCAGATGGATTTAAGAATGATTCATTCAAGCAAGATGATAAAGGATATATCACTCACATTATACCTCCAAAAGAGGTTGCACTTTCCGAGAGTTCTGTAGAATTTGAGTCTATTGATGTTAATGTAACAGGAACTGCTGTTGGTATTGGATCAACCTCTCATTTATATCTCTTCGATAAGAAAAATGAAGATGTTCCACCTGAAAATGTTATTGAAGGATATCGAGTTGGTGCAAAATCAAATGATACTTTAAAGGTTCTTCTACCAACTGATGGAGTAACAACTGAATATAGTGCCAGAATAGTGATGCCTGGTTCTACCTCTAGTTTTAAAAAGTCATTTGATGTTGATAGAAGCAATACAGGTATAAACAGTATAGGACAATTTAGTGCGGGGGGTTCACAAAATGTGATTACCTTAACTGCTGCTCATAGTTTCCTATCGGGTGAATCGATTAGAATTATTAGTGATAATGGTCAATTACCTGATGGAGTTGATGCAAATACTCTTTATTTTGCGATTACTGATAAAACTCAAGGTTCTGGAATTACAACTAATACTAACATTAAGTTAGCAAAAACTGTAAATGATGCTATAGATGCAACTCCATTAACAATTAATGATAAAGGTGGTTCCTTAAAAATTGAAAGTAGAGTATCTGATAAAACTTCTGGTGATATCGGACATCCAATACAATATGACCCAACAAATACTCAGTGGTTTATAAAAGTTGCTGATGATAACACTATCTTTACCAGAATAGTTGGTGTTGGTTCAACTGGATTGGGAAGTGCAACTCCAAGAACCTTCTTGACAAGAAGAACTGATGATAGAAACGCATTAGATACAATTTATCGTGCAAGATATGTAATTCCATCTTCATTAGGAGGAGATGTTGCTAAACCACCGAGTGATGGATTTATCATTCAAGAGTCTAATACTTCAATAGGATCAACTGATGGTGAAATACAAACCTATTTTGGAACAGGTTCTCTTACTAATGAAAATCAACAAAGAAATTTCCGATTTATTGCTAATGCGGAACACAGTGGTAGTGAAGCAACAATTACTACAGAACTTCCTCATGATTTGTCAGTAGGTTCTTCTGTAGAACTTTTGAATATTAAGAGTTCTAATAATCAAACAGGAATTAGTAATTCTGGATTTAATAATAATTACATTGTTACTGATGTTGGAAGTTCTAAGCAGTTTACCGTTGGGTTAACTACAAGTCCTGGTACTTTTATTGATAATACCTCTACCAGAACTACTTCGTTACCACATTTCAAGAGAAAAACTTTTGATGATACTTATTTTATATACCGACATGAAGAGTCTCAGGAATATGTGGCAGGAGAACAAGATGGTGTTTACTACCTAACACTATTAAATGCTTCTAATAATCCTACCGTAGCACCATTTACTCAAGAAGATTATTCTCAACCAATTAAGGATTTATATCCACAAACAAATAGAGATAATCCTGATTCTGACCCTAAAGCAACAAGTTCTTTTGCCAGAGGAAAAATAATTGGTGACGTTGTTGTTGATGACGTACAAAATAGCGTAACAAAAGAAACTTTAAATAAGTATCTTAAAGATGGTGGTGTTGGTGTAGGTGTAACTAATATTACATCAAATTCTTCTACTTCACATCAAATTTTCACTGGTGTTGAACATGGTTTGAATAGAATTACCAAAGTAAGCATTGCAAGTAGTGGTGCAAATTATGGTGATGGTAGTGGATCAGGTGGTTCTTTCTATAATGCAAAACTTGTTTCAATAGGTTCTTCTGTAACTGGTGAAGGTGCTACTGCTAAAGTAACCATCGATGCTGGTGGTGGTGTGACATCACTTAAGATAATGGATGGTGGTAGTGCATATGGTATTGGTAATACATTGGCTATTACAGGTATTGCATTTACAGCAGGAAATGTTCAAGCAGTAGTAAAAGTTGATCAAGTTTATAGTAATGTTGGTGATGTAGTTAGAGTTGCTGGTGTTTCATCTGATTCTTACTCTGGATATAACAATCTATATCGAATTGGTAATGTGAATGTTGGATTTGCTAAGAGTGTAGATGTTATTTCGTCAAATTCTATAACTGGTTTTACTACAACTGGGACAGGAAGTGTAAGAACACAAGATGCTTATGTTTATCAAACAGGTGAGGCACTTTCCGTTGCTTCATTTACTTACAATAAGACAACTGGTATTGGTATAGTTACCACAACTACTAATCATGGTTTAAAAGTTGATAATAAAATTAGACTTGCTGACTTTACATTAGATTCTCGTGGATATAATGGTAGTTTTGTAGTTACAGAAAATAGAAGTTTAACTTCATTCTCGATTAATTTAGGTGTAGGTACATCTGAACCTGCTACTCAAGGTTCTCCTTTTGTATACCGAGAAGGATATGCATCTAATCAAGGTATTATCACTCCAGAAAATGAAAGTTTAAATGGAAGAATGGTTCCTACTTATAATGGAACTACAACTACATTGTCTGCAGATGTTGTAAATGCAACTATAGATGAAGTCGCATTGACTAACATCGCTAATTTGGATATTCAAATTGGAGATTATCTAACCGTTAATAACGAAATTGTTAGAGTTAAAACAACGACAGACTGTGCATCTGCTCCTGCTACACAAACTGCTCCACTAAAAGTATTCCGTGGTGTTTTAGGAACAAAACCAAAGTCTCATGACATTGGATCAGTTGTTAGGAAAATTCATGTAAGTCCTATTGAACTTAGAAGACACTCAATTATTCGTGCTTCTGGACATACCTTTGAGTATGTTGGATTTGGTCCAGGTAACTATTCTACTGCTTTCCCTGATAGGCAGGACAGAGACATATCACCAAAAGAAGAACTACTTACTCAATCTAAGAGAAGAAAGGGTGGTGTAAACTTCTACACTGGTATGAATGATCAAGGTGTATCATATACTGGTAATAAGAAATTAAGTAGTGTTACTGGACAAGAAGAGATCTTTGACACTCCAATTCAAACCATAACAGGTGATGATATTGGTAATCGTTCGGACCTTAACATTGTAAATGCTACTGAGGGTGCATTTAGCAGATCGATTAAAGTTGAGGGTGGTAGTGACAATAAGGCATCATCTGAATTTAGTGGTCCAATCATCTTTAACAATAAGGTAACTTCATTCTCTGAAAAGGGTATCGAAGCACAGGCATTCTATATTCAAGGTGATCAGACAATATCAAGAAAGCACACGCTGTCTGCAACTCAACCAACATTAGCAGGTAATCCTGGTGATATTGTTTATGCTTCAGATCCTACTGATGGTGGATATCTTGGATGGGTATACACTCAAGATAATGCTTGGAGAAGATTTGGAAACGTAAGTCTTACGATTGATAGTGATAGTTACACCTTTGATAAAGTAGCAATAGGATCAACAACCGCAGGTGATAATACACTTCAAGTGGGTGCAGGTACAACTAGACTAAGTGTTAGTGGTATCGGAGTTACTGTTGGTTCTGCTTTGACCGTAAGCATAGGTGGTGATGCAGCATTCTATGGAAAAATTCAGGTAGGTGGAAGTAATGGAACTGCTGGTCAGTTACTAAAATCAACAGGAACTGGTGTAGCATGGGTTGATCCTAGTGTAGCAGAATCATGGCAAAGAACTGCTGCTGATAACGGAATATACAATACTGCATTAGACTTTGTAGGTATTGGCACATCAACGCCAACTGCAAAGTGTGAAATTGGAGCAGTTGGTGAAGGTGGAGTTTCTTTGATAGTTAACAATACTGCTGCTTTTGGTGGTCAGATATTAGCTAACAATGTTAATGTTTCTGGAATATTAACAGCATCAGGACTTAATTTGAATAGTTCTACTGGTAATATTGTAACTGGTTCTGTTGATACAACTAGTCTAGATGTTGGTGTGGGAACTATCACTGCATTGAAAACTAATGGTGATAACATTGGTATCGGAATAACGGCTCCTAGAGCAAAATTGGACATTGAAGGACACGCAAGATTTAAATCTTATTCTGAGAACGTAGGAACACTTGTAGTTAACACTGGAGATGTTTTTGTAGACTTGAGCGTAGCACAATCATTTACTTTGTCACCTAACCAAACAGTAAATGCTTTTAGATTGCAGAATATACCTGATGATGCTACATCATTCACAATAAAAATAGAACAACCCTCTTCTGCCCAAACTGTCAATTTGGATCAATTCCATGTTGGTTCGGGAAGTACTTGTTTAGTCAAATGGCCAGGTGGAGTTATACCCGTAGTCACTCAATCTGGAAATAAAACTGACATATATTCCTTCAAGATATTTGATGGTGCTGGATTAAAGTCTGATGCTGCTACGGGAATTGTTTACGGTATCGTAGGAGGTCAGAACTTCGTATAATGAAAAATAGTTTTTCAAATAAACAGACAAATTTGGATCTCAATGGTCCTTATTTGTCTTTTGATACTCAACCACAGAGTGTCACTGGTATAGGAACTAGGATTGGAGGAACAACTGGTGCTACTGTTTCATTAGTTGGAATATCAACTGTTGGATTTAGCACAGAAAGTAATATTTTTAATCCACCATGTGTTGCAGTCATAGACGAAAATGATAATGGTAATGTTGATAATCAATGGATAGGATTTACTTCATCACATCCTAATCGACAGTTTAATCTAATGAAAGTTCCTAGTTCTTCAGGTCTTGGAACTCCATCTTCAAATTTACCTGGAGTCGCTGAATACTTCAGAATGTATGATGTGAATAGAGATAGTGGTTTGACCATCCAAAGAAGTGATTGGTTTGAATTAGCAGGATTTGAAAATCTTCCTTCAGGATCAATTATATCATTATGGATTGATACGTCGGGTAGTATGACTATGAGTGATGTCAGTGCATCATATAACTTGTTTATAGAAAGATGTAATAGTGCTGGTATATCTGTAGAAACTACGACAGGATATGGTGAAAATTATATTGGAGCATTCATAACAGAATTGTCTGGATTAACTCCACCAGCAAATAAAGGATCAATTAAATTTCAATGGTACGAAGAAGGTGTAGGTAAATTATCTGATGATAGTCGTACAACAGGAACGGCGACTACAACTCTTACAATATCAAACTTGGTGACACCAACTGATAATGGTAGAAGATTTTTCTTAGAAGCAGATTATGATCCTCAAACTGAGGTGAGTATAGGTTCTACTACTATTACAGGTAATGCTCCAAATGAACCATTTAATTCTGGAATAGCAACAGTTACTGTAACACCACTAATTGAGATCACATCTCAACCTGGCATTACATCAACATTTCCTAATGTCCCTGCAGTTATTTCAATTGGTGCGACATTAAGTGACTCATCTTTTATTAATGATTTGACTTTTCAATGGCAATTGGATGGCGATAATGTATCAGATGGAACAAAAACAAAAACATCATCATCAGGAATAGCAGTTACTACAACCATATCTGGTGCGACAACTTCTGCTTTAACTCTGACCAGTGATAATTCTGGTATTGGATATACTGCTAATTGTATTATATCATCTGCCAGTGCTTCCAATTCTCCAATTAAATCTAATGAGGTTGAATATGATGTTAACTCTCTTGCAGAAGTTAACAATCTGAGAATAGAAGCAATATCACCTGATTCAACCACGGCAGATGTGTCTGAGGTGGGATTAAGCACTGATGTTGGATATGCATTTAATGCAACAACAACTTCCGTTGTTGGAGTTAATACTTTTGCTTATAGCATATATTCTCCAGATAAAGATATGACTGTTGAAATAGATTTATTTGGAGGAAAGGGTGATAGTTTTGGATCTAATAGTGGTGGAGAAGGTGGTTTTTCTACTATTCAGTTTACAATGAATCAAAATGAAGAATATGTTATAACAGGATTAACCGCACCAATCAATACTCCCTTTATCTTCAGAAAGGCACAACTAATTGCATGTGTTGGTCAAGGTGGTGCTGCTGGAGAATTTGCTGATGGTGGAGACGGTGGTGGTATCAACGTTGGTGGGCAGGATGGGTTTGGTAATGGAGGAACTGCTGGTGGATTTGTTTCAGCAGGAACCTTATCATCGAATGGAACCTTTGGTAGTTTGTATCAATCACCAATACTATATCCAGGCGATAGTCAAAATACAGGTGCTTCTGGCGGTAAAACGGTTTCTTGTCCAGCAGGAACTTATTGGAGACAGCAAGGAGTTAGTGCGTGTTCTGATGTTGGGTCTAGTGTTAAATTTAGATTATCGGATGGTAACGAAGTAACTAATACAGCAACCATTGAGAGAGGATATAAGGCAGGTTACAGTATAATACAAACTGCTGGTGAAAGAGGTAATGTAAAAGGAGGAAATGGTGGAAATGGATGTGAAGGTGGAGATGGTGGTGGGTTCCGAGGAGGAGGCGGTGGAGGTAGTGGATATACTGATGGATCTGTAACACTTGTTAGTACTAGGTTGGGTGGAAGCACAACTGATGCTAAAGTTATTATCAGAGTTGTAAATTAGCTAAATAACTAAAACTATGCACGGGGGAGAGTGAACCCGAAATGGCAGTAAATAAGAATTTTGTTGTCAAGAATGGACTAGAGGTTAACGATAACCTTTTAGTCGCAGACGTAAACAATCAAAGAGTAGGCATTGGAACTTCGGTTGCAAGCTACACCCTCCATGTATTAGGTGGAATAGGAGTAACAGAGGCACAAGTCACTGGTATTGCTACTTTTCTTAGTGACGTTAATATCTTAGGCAACTTAAACGTTACTGGAGATATAAGTTACGATGAGGTTACAGGTAGAAACCTTAACATATCGGGTATTTCTACACTTAATAATTTAATTGTTACTGGAGTAGCAACAGTCGGTGTTGTCACTGGTGCAAGTGCTGCATATTTTGGAGATGGTTCTGGATTAACAGGATTAGCACCAGGATTAACAGCAGCAATTGGTATTCAGTCTGGTGGCACTGTAATTGGAAGTGGTATTACTTCTTTAAATCTGGTTGGAATAGGATTAACCTCTGATGTTGATGGCAATCAGGGGAATTTTTATCTTCCTCCACCAGGTGTATCGCTTGGTCTTGCAATCGCTCTTGGCGGTTAATAAATAAAATTAACACAGAAAAACAATGGCAGAACAGTTTTCAAATAAATTAGCAAGAGCAGTCGGAGTTGTGACCACAAGTTCCGCAGGTTCTATTGGTGCATTAGCCAACACAATTACTGGTATCTCAACAGGAGGTGTTGCTGTAGGTGATTTGGTTGACAATACCAACCACATTGCTGGAACTAAAGTAACTGTTGTTGGTGTTGGACAGGTTACTGTTGATCGTGCTTCAACTAATACAGCATCAGCAACAAGTCAAACAGTTAAATTTTTAACCCCAACTAATGTTTATAGTTCTCCTTCTGCTACGAAGAGTATTTTGATTGGTGGAACTTTTGCTAACACTACTAATAACCAAGTTAATTTAACAGTTGTTGTTAATGATAACAGTGCTTCAGTTGATGCATTATTAGCAAGCAAAATTCCTGTTCCCGCAGGTAGTTCTTTTGTTATTAGTGATGCTGGTAAAACAGTATTAGAAGGTGATGATAAAATTAAAGTATTTTGTGATACTAATGGTGGTATTGACGTAAACCTAAGCATTCTGACAGGAGTTAACTAATGGCAGACAGAAGCGGTTATATTGGAAGAGCACCTGGTGATTCGTCGGTAACGATTGCTAGGCAGCATTATAATCCTACAGGGGTTCAAACGAATTTTACGTTTAAATCTGGTTATACTGTTGGACTTATTGATGCTTATCTGAACGGTGTCAAGTTAATTGAAGGTAATGATTATACTGCTTCTGATGGTTCAACAGTTGGTCTTACAACTGCTGCTATTTCATTAGATACTCTTGAGTTAGTTGCATATAAAGCATTTAATTTAGGATTTGTTAATTCTTCAGTTGCAGATTTTACCGTTGGAACTGACTTAACGGTTAATGGTAATGCCACTATTACTGGCAATACTACCTTCAATGGAACTGTTACTGGTGCTACTGTAGGAGTTAGTTCTGCAGGAACAAGTATAGGAAATGCAAAGACACTAAACTTTGTAGGAACTGGTAATACCTTTGCAGTAGACGGAGATAGTGTTAATATTAGTATTGCTGGTGGTGGAGGAGGTGGACTTGGAACTGCTCTTAGTGAAGTTAAGACAGAACCTGGTGCTCAGGTATTTACTACACCAAGAAATACTACTATATCAGCAGGAAGTTCACTCTTTATTGATGTGAGTGCTGGTGATGGGGGCATTGCCTTCACAAAATTAGGTAGAATTCATGTTGCTGTTGGTGCCACCTTACATGTAGGGTCAGGAAGCACTTTGGCAATGGATGTATTGAACTTATTCATCTAAATATAACACGGAGACTTAGAAGCAAATGTCTGAACTTTGGGTAACAAACGTATACAACCAAGAAGGAGATGGTGCTCCTAATCTACCTAAAGGTGCTATTGTCACTGGTGTTGTAACTGCTACAAGTTTTACTGGTAGTGGTGCAAACCTTACGGGGGTGACTGCAACTGATGTAGGAACTCTGGGAAATCTTAACGTAACTGGAGTTGGAACTTTTGGTGGCAATGTAACGATTGGTGGGACATTAACATATGAAGACGTAACTAATATAGACTCTGTTGGATTAATTACAGCAAGAAGTGGTATTAATATAACATCTGGTAGTATTAAAGGATATAATCAATTAGTTGCTCCCTATAGTGGGACAACCACAACACTTACAGTTACAGTTGCATCTAAAGTTAATGGAGAGCACAGATATTTTGGAACAGGAAGTGCTTTAGGATATGTTGTAGATGGAACGCAATCACCTTATATTACTTTAACACCAGGTAGAACTTACAAGTTTGATCAGGCAGATGGTAGTAATGCAAACCATCCAATAAAATTTTATCTAAATGCAGATAAAACAGGACTATATGAGGGTGGTGTAACTTACAACGGAACTGCAGGTAATTCTGGAGCATATACCCAGATAGTTGTTAATGATTATACTCCTACGGTGCTGCACTACCAATGCGTCAATCACGGCTATATGGGTAATGCGGTCAATACAAGTTCTAACAGTTCGATGTCTGCAGAGTCATCAACTGTCACAGCAATGGGTGCAAACTCTGTTGATTGTCGAATAGGAAATTACTTTACAAAGACTATATCAGGAGCAACAACATTTACATTCGATAATGTTCCAGCATCAGGAGTTGCTTTTGGATTTGTAATGGAATTGACATTGAATGGTTCCAATGCAGTAACATGGCCAGCAAGTGTTAAATGGCCAAAAGACACTGCACCAACAATTACAGATGGTAAGACTCAAATGTTTGTATTTGTGACAGATAATGGTGGAACACGATGGAGAGGTAGTTCACTTGTAGATTATACTAATTAAATATTATGTCTATAGCAAGAAAATTATTAATGTCTTCTGGTGGAAAGAAAGATTCTACATTTGTTGACGACGTATTTTCAACTTATCTTTATAAGGGAACAAACGGTGCGAATACAGTAAATACTGGTCTTGATATGTCTGGGGAAGGTGGATTGCTTTGGCTTAAGGCTCGTAGCAATAGAAGTCATCAATGGTTTGATACTGAAAGGGGTGTTAATACACGTATGCAATCAGACGGTGTAGGAGCATCAGTTGCTGATTCTGGTATGAATCAAACTTTTACTTCGACAGGTTTTACTTTTAATAATACTTACACAGATTTAAACGACCATAACGTAAATTATACCTCTTGGAATTTCCGCAAGGCACCTGGATTTTTTGATATTGTTAAGTGGAATGGAGACGGTTCATCATCAAATAGACAAATAGCTCATAATTTGGGCAGTATTCCTGGCATGATCATAATGAAAGCTTACACGCATCCAAGTGGCGTTGGAAATACTGATTGGCAAATTTATCATCGAGGACTAAATGGCGGTGTAAATCCAGAACAATATGCACTCATGTTCTCTACTGGTGCAGAAGGGAATCGGGATTGGTTTGGTGATACTGCCCCTACGGCTACACATTTCACGATAGGAAGTGGACAAGATCGTAACGGTACAGGTGGTCAATATGTAGCCTACGTATTTGCAGGAGGTGAAAGTACTGCTGCAACGGCAAAGAGTGTAAAATTTGATGGTAATGGTGATGATTTAACTATTAACAACAATACAGATATTCAACTCGGATCAACATCAGCGTGGACTGTTGAATTTTGGTTTAAAAGGACTGGATCATATCAAGATTATGATGTTATACTTGGTAAAGGTGATGGTACTGGTAGTTATGAATGGTTTGTTGAAGGATTTTCGGATGGATCTGTAGATTTCTTATGGAGTAGTAGTGGTGGGAATCTTCAGTCTGGTCGGTATGAAATGATTGACTATCAAACAACAGACATCTGGTATCATGTTGCAATTGTTAGAAATGGTACTAGTTTTAAAGTTTATATAAATGGTACTGAGACTTACTCAACAACAGCATTTAATATTTTTGCTGGAAATGGAAAGTTAAATATTGGTGGATATGCTGGTGCTAGTGGCCAAGATCCCGCAGTAGTTATAAGTAATTTAAGAATAGTAAAAGGAACAGCACTTTATACATCATCATTTAAACCACCAACTGAACCATTAACGAACATAACGAATACTAAACTTTTATGTTGCAATAACTCATCAACTACAGGTTCAACCGTAACTACTGGAACGATTACTGCTAATGGTAATCCAACAGCAAGCACAGATAGTCCCTTCGATGACCCAGAGGGTTTCAAGTTTGGTGAAGGAGGAGACCAAAATATTATCAAGACTGGTAGTTATGTTGGATCAGGCTCCGCAGGTTTGGAAGTAAATGTCGGGTTTGAGCCGCAATGGATAATTTTTAAAAACGCTTCTGCTGCTTATAACTGGTATGTTTTGGATGTTATGAGGGGCATTGTTTCAAATGGTGATGAAGCAATATTAAGTGCTAACACAAATAGTGCAGAGTTTGACAGTAGTTATATTGATGTAACACCTACTGGATTTAAGTTACAGACTAATCACGCTTTAGGAAATGGGAGTGGTAATACTTACGTCTACATGGCACTGAGAACACCTGATGGTTATGTAGGAAAACCAGCAGAGGCAGGTACGGATGTATTCGCTATGGATGTTGGTAGTAATAATTTCCCTGCATTTGATAGTAATTTCCCTGTTGATTTTGTTTTACAGAAAGCTCCAGATGCTGCTGCAAATTGGTTAGTACCAAGTCGATTAACAGGATCAGCAAAATATCTTAAAACTAATACTACCGACGCTGAAGCAAGCTGGGATGTGTTTGATTTTGATTCAAATGTAGGTTGGGGAAAAGCAAGTACTTGGGCTTCGGCTACGAATAATGCATGGATGTGGAAACGCCACGCTGGTTTTGATGTGGTGACTTATAAAGGAACGCAAACGGTTCAGAATATAAGTCATTCAATGAATAAAGCTCCAGAAATGATGTGGATAAAAAATAGAGATAGTGGTGTTTACAACTGGAGTGTATTTCACTCAGGATTAGGAGATAACCGTTTCAAGCTGTACTTAAATACCACTCAAGATTATACAAATGATCAAGCTGCTTGGAACAATACAGCACCTACTTCTACACATTTTACACTAGGAATAGACGCAACAGCTAATAAATCTGGTGACGATTACATAGCCATGCTCTTCGCCAGCGTTGACGGCATCAGTAAGGTTGGTAGTTATGACGGCACAGGTTCGACTCAAACTATAACAACAGGATTTAGTCCAAGATTTATAATTATAAAAAGGTCTAATTCTTCTGAAAACTGGTTAGTATTTGATACTACAAGAGGATGGGGATCAGGTAATGATGCATCTCTAAAATTAAATGCTAGTGATGCACAAGGTTCGTTCGATGTAGGTGCGCCTACTTCAACAGGATTTACACTAGTAAGTAATTACAACACTACAAACGCTTCGGGTGGTAAATACATATATTATGCTCATGCTTAACCTACTAAATAAATAAAAAGATTCTAGAATAATGTCAAGAATTAGAGCTGACAAATTAGTTAACAAAAATGCGTCTGGTGGTCCTGATTTTCCTCTAGGTGCTACCGTAACTGGTATTATGACTGCCTCTGGTGGTTTTGCTGGTTCTGGTGCTAATCTTACTAATGTTCCAGCAACTAGTTTAACGGGAACTCCGAATATTACTGTAGGAACAGTTGGTGCAGGAAACGTTACATCTTCGGGAACAGTTAGTGCTGTTACTGGTAGTTTTAGTGGTAATGTAAGTATTGGTGGGACATTAACATATGATGACGTAACAAACATAGATTCAGTTGGACTTATAACTGCAAGAAAAGGTATAAACGTAACTGCTGGAGTATCGACATTTGCTGCAGCAACTCATCAAAATGCAGGAACAAAAGTATCTGGTCCTTATTCTGCTAATATAACAGCAATGGGTGCAAATGATGTTGATTGTTCTGCAGGTAATTACTTTACCAAAACAATATCAGGAGCAACAACCTTTACATTCTCTAATGTTCCTACTGGTGTGGTTTATGCATTCAGTATGGAAGTAACATTGAATGGATCAAATGCAATCACATGGCCATCAAGTGTTAAATGGAATGCGGATACAGCACCAGCGTTAACTGATGGTAAGACTCAATTGTTTATGTTTTTAACTGATGATGGTGGAACTCGTTTTAGAGGTTCAGCACTTGTAGATTACGTTAATTAAAGATCATGGATCCTATTACACAGTTTATGATGCAGGGTGCTGCTGGTGCAGCAGGTGATGCGACTTATGTTGACGATGTTTTTTCGACGTATCTTTACACAGGACAATCAACTACTAAAACTATTACCAATGGAATTGATAATTTAGGTGAAGGTGGAATGTTATGGGTTAAGAATAGGGATAATGCAAGAGGTCATCAATTATATGACACAGAAAGATTAGCAAGTGGTTCAAATACAACTTCAGATTATTCTTTAAGCAGTGACTCTAATGGTGCTGCAAGGGATATGAGTCCTAATGGGATTGTTACTTGGAAAAACGATGGATGGTCTGTTCCTGGTGGTGATGGTGATATAAACCAAAATGGTTTTGGGGATTATGCAAGTTGGAACTTCCGTAAGCAAAAAGGATTCTTTGATGTTGTTACCTACACAGGGAATGGTACGGCTGGTAGGACTGTAAGTCATTCGTTGGGTTGTGAACCTGGAATGATTATTATAAAGAATTTAGATAGTACTGAAGATTGGCGTGTATATCATCGTTCATTAGGTGGAACACACAATTTAGTATTAAACTCATCTGCTGCTAGTGCTGCTACTAGTTCAGTATTTAACCAGACTGATCCGACTGCAAGTGTCTTTACTGTAGGGACTTCCGACGCTACTAATAAAAATGGTGATAATTTTGTAGCTTATGTTTTTGCAGGAGGTGCTTCAACTGCTGCGAATGCAAGGTCTGTTGAATTTGATGGATCGGGTGATTATTTAACTACAAATACATCCAGTGATTACACATTGGGTACAGGTGATTTTACTTTAGAGTATTGGTATAAACCAGACACAGTTAATTATTCCACTTTCTTAGTTGATGCAAATACTGGAAGTGAAGTTTGGGCTACTTATTGTAATGTTAATGGGCAACATAAATACCGTGTTAATGGTACTGACGAAATAATTAGTACTACTCCATTAAGATATAATCAATGGCATCACATCGCTATTGTTAGATCTTCTGGTACAACTAAGATGTATGTCAATGGTACTCAGGAAGGTGCTAGTATGTCTGACAGTACTAATTATACCTTTACTTCAGTAGTTATTGGCAGGCGAGTTTCTGCTGGGGATCTTCAGTATGATGGAGAAATATCTAATCTTAGACTTGTAAAAGGAACAGCAGTTTATACCTCATCATTTAGACCAACTTACGAACCATTAACGTCTATAAGTGGTACATCTCTTTTATGTTGTAATAATTCTTCCGTAACAGGAACAACAACAGGAACAGTTACCTCAAGTGGTAATCCAACAGCAAGCACAGATAGTCCTTTCGATGACCCAGAGGGTTTCAAGTTTGGTGAGGAAGGAGACCAAAATATAATCAAGTGCGGTAGTCATAGTCATTCATCAACTAATCCAATTCGCATTTATACAGGATTTGAACCCCAATGGATAATGCTTAAGAACGCAACACAATCCAGCAACTGGGCAATGTATGATGTTATGCGAGGTATTTTTGTAGGGTCTGATGGTCCTTCTTTAACTGCTGATACTAATACCGCAGAAAATGGAGTTCTAGGTCAAGGTCAACCCCTTACACCTCATGGAGATGGTTTTACTCTTAATTATGGACTCACTGCTGTAAATCCTGGTAATGGAAACACCGTAATTTATATTGCAATCCGAAAATCTGATGGTTATGTAGGAAAACCAGCAGAGGCAGGAACTAATGCATTCGCTATGGATACGGGTAATGGTAGTAGTTCTGGACCTTGTTTTGATAGTACTTTTGCTGTTGATTTTGCACTAAGAAAAATATACGGCAGTACTGATGATTGGTGGGCTGTAAATAGACTTACAGGTAAAAAATACTTAAAGACTAATACAACTAGTGCCGAATCTAATCATAATGATAACCCTATGGATTTTACTGATGGATGGGCTGCAGGATCTATAGGATCTGGAATGCAATCATGGATGTGGAAACGAGGTGCTGGTTTTGATGCGGTGGCATTCCAAGGGACTGCAACTGATCCTGGTCGAGATTATGCTCATTCATTAGGGAAAACACCAGAATTAAAATTTATAAAAAGAAGAAATTCCTCTACAGATTGGATGGGTACAGGAACGGTTGTTTCACAAGCAATGGCTGGAAATAATAATTCAATGGATTATTTCGTAAAACTTAATTCAACAGATGCAGCAACAAATTCTAGTAATTATTGGACTGGTGGTAATGATAGTTCAACACATTTCACTGTTCGTCATGGTAACAGTGCTTTAGGTGGTAGTAATGATCCTTATTTGTGTTTACTGTTCGCCAGCGTTGAAGGCATCAGCAAGGTTGGTAGCTATAACGGTACAGGATCTGTTGGTCTTCAAATAACGACTGGGTTTTCTCCTAGATTTCTTATATTAAAAAGAGCAAACGCTAGTGGTCCTTGGTATGTTCTGGACACAACAAGAGGATGGGCTGGAGGTAATGATCAATATCTACTGTTGAACACTAGTGATGCACAATCTCCTTATGAATTTGGTGTTCCAAATGCCACTGGGTTCCAATTAGATATTACTGCTAGTCAAGTAAACGAATCAGGTGGAAAATACATATATTATGCTCATGCCTAACCTAATAAATAACTAAAAAGTAACAAGATGGGAATAGGAAATCCGATACGACTGACAGGTAATGTTGCCTCAAAGGATATAACCGTAACTGCCACTGAAGGGCAGACCCAGTTTACTGTTACTGGTGGTTATGATATAAATCAACTTGCTGTATTTCGTAATGGTATAAGGTTAGTTGATGGGCAAGACTTTACTGCAAGAGATGGTTCACTCGTAACTTTATTATCTCCTGCTACTGCTGGTGATGCAGTTGCATTTAGAATATTTGCTGACTTTAAAGTTGCTGATGCAATTCAGGGAGCAAAAACAAATCAAACTATTAACGGTAATTTAGTTGTTACTGGTAGTTTAGACGTTCAAACTGGTGATACAAAAACTGCATTTATTGGTGTTAGTTCTGCTGGCACAAATATAGGTGTTGCAAAGACATTAAACTTTATTGGTGCTGGTAATACATTTGCTGTTACTGGTGATACTATTGAAGTTAGTATTGCTGGTGGAGGAGGCGGTGGAATAGGCACAGCAGTTAAAGATGCTAATGATAATGATACACCGTTTACCTATATTGATAGGTTTACTAGTGTGACATCTGACCTTGTTCTTGATACAACTACTGCAGGTCTTTCAACTTCATATGTGGTTTCTGTTGTTCCTAATATAACCATTACTAATGGTATTGGAGTTACCGTTGGAACTGGTAAGACTTTGGTTATCGATGTACTTAAGATTGGAGATCTTTAAATGTCAACTTTAAGAGTAACTAATTTAAAAGGTGGCAGTGCTGGAAGTGCTCCCAATCTACCTGATGGTGCTGTTATAACAGGTGTAGCAACTGTTGGTGTTTTAAGTGCTACAACATTTTATGGTTCTGGTGCAAACCTGACAGGAATTGATGCAACTGCACTAAAAGATTCTGGTGGCACTGTAAAAATACAAGCAAATTCAACTGGTGCTGTAGTAACTGGCATACTGACTGTTAGTGGTAATGTAAGTATTGGTGGAACATTAACATATGAAGACGTAACTAATATAGATTCGGTTGGTATTATTACTGCAAGAGATGGTCTTAAAGTAACTGGTGGTAATTTAAATGTAGGAACTGCGATTACTGCATATGGTTCTACTGGAATTGTAAGTGCTACTTCATATAGAGGCGATGGTTCGCAATTAAGTGGTATAGAAGCTGCTCCTACTATTCAACTTGTAACATCAGAAAATTTAGTAGCAGGTGATACTGTTGTTGTAAAAACTAATGGTCAAGTTGAAAAGGTTGTAAAAAATGTAACACAAATAACTCCTGTAAATGGACAATCTGTTCAAATTAGTGGTAGTGCTAATGGAGATGAAGCTCAAGTTGCTTTAGATCCTGCTAATCCAACTAGAATTTATGAAACCTATTGTCACCAAAACGGTAATATTTATTCCAGAATAGGAACAATTACAGGAACTGAGGATCCTGATGCAAATGTAGGTTGGGTTATTATAAGCACAAATTTGTCTCCTATTTCATCTAACTCATATGAGAAATCAAAACTTTGTAATATAGGTTCTGGTAAATTTCTTATTGCTTGTGGTGACCATCACGTTCGTGTTCGTGTAGTAACTGTTAATTATTCTGCAAACACTGTAGCAACTGGAACTGTTGTATCATTAAATGGTGGTAATGATTGTCGTAATTATGATGTAGAATCTTACGGAACTGATAAAGCAGTTATATCTTATAGAAGTAATTATGATAGTAAAGTTTATGTTGTTGGAGTGAGTGTTAGTGGCACTACTGTCACATTAGGTACACCAGTTGAATTTGATGCTAGTACTAGTGTAGGTGATGTAAACATAAGAAGGGCAACTGGTACTTCTAAATTTTTAACAACTTGGTATAAGGATGCTTCAGATGGTCTTTTGTGTAGAATGGGTGATTTTAATACTGGTACTAATGCAGTAAGTATAGTTGGAAATGAATTGACAATTGATTCTTCATTTGGAACAGCAATAGGTGTTATTAATGCATTAACTTATACTAAAGATAATAAGTGGATATCTGCATTCAAAGCAGTTAGTGGATATCATAAGGGTGCAGTTATTAGTTATGATGGAAGCAGCACCATTACAAGAGGTGCAATTCTTCAAATATCAGGCAACGATACATCACATACGTGTTTAGTATATGATATTGATGGTGATAGAACTATAGATATGTTTGAAGATAGGGATACTGGTAGTGGTTCTTTATGGGCTACAGCATTAAGTGTTAGTGGTACTACTCTAACTGCATCTGCACTTGATGAAGTACAGTCAACTAATAGTTGTTTTATTGATAGAAGAGGTGCTGCTTATTCATCGTATTGGGGAGCAACATATGGCGTATCAGAAATGGGAAGTTCTAATAATCAATATACGATCTTGGTTACATCATCAACTGTTACTACAAATAGTGATACTTTTGTAGGTTTTGTTGGTTCGTCTTTCTCTGCTTCTTCTACAGCAACAATTCAAGTTGTAGGTAACATAAATGCAAATCAATCTGGATTAACTCCTGGTTCAAAATATTATGTTCAGAAAGATGGAAGCATAGCGGATACTGCAGGAAATCCAAGCGTATATGCAGGAAGATCCCTCTCTGCAACCAGTCTATTAATTAAAGGTTAATCTCCAATCATCTACTTCATAAATATCCTTATCTGATTAAATTATTATGTCTGACTTTAGAATACGAGAGACTGGAGAGGTTATAAGTGATAGTGAGTTTCGTTTGAGAAACAAGCACACATCTTTTCCACGAATTATTGATGAACCACTTCAAGAGGAGTTTGGAATTGATATGATTTTTGAAGGACCACAGAAACAAGGTCCACCACCATATTCACATACTTATAGAGATGGTATAGAAGAAATAAATGGTAAGTGGTATACAAAATATAGTATTAGGCAACAAGATAAAGAAGAGATTGATGAACAATACGCAGAAAATGTAAGAAATAGAAGAGATAATTTAATAAAAGAAAGTGATTGGAGAGCAGTATCAGACAGAAAGTTAGAACCAGAATGGAAGAAATATAGAAAGCAACTTCGTGATATAACAAAACAAAAGGGATTTCCTCATGATGTGGAGTGGCCAGTAGACCCTGATGGTAATGGTGGTGACTCTATTCATGGCTAAATAACTTGAGGAGTTTCCATATTGATTATCTTATATTATCCAATAAATATCTAAAAGTAGGCGAAGATGTCACAGTTAAATGTCGATAACATAAGAAACCGAACTGGTTCTAACGGAGGACCAAACTTTCCGAGTGGCATTACGGTTGCTGTAGGACAGACTGCTTATATACATGGTAATTTACAAGTTGATGGAACAGAAACAATTATTAATACAGAGACATTAAATGTTTCTGATAAAACTGTAGGTATTGGATCTACAACCAATGCTTCTAATACGACTGCTGATGGTGCAGGTATTGAAGTATTTGCAAGTTCTAGTCAGGTAGGTAATAATAAAACTTTAACATGGGGTAATACAGCAAATAGTTGGGAATTTGGTCCTAATGATGTTGGTCTTAAAGTAGGAACAGGTGTAACAATTAATTCATCTGGTGTTACTATAACTGGTGTTTTAACCGCTACAAGTTTTAAGGGAGATGGTTCACAATTAAGCGGTATTGATGCAACAGCAATTCAGACAGGTAATACAAGTGTTCAGACGGTAGATACTGGTTCTGATGGTCATGTCAAAATGACTACAGAAGGTGGAGAAAGAGTTCGTATAGGTCCAGCAGGTCAAATTGGTCTTGGTGGTGCTAATTATGGAACCGAAGGTCAGGTATTAACTTCTGCAGGATCTGGTGGTGCTCCTAGTTGGGCTGCTATTCCTGCAGGTGGAAACGTAATTAGTGGTATTGCATCTGGGGCAATTGCGTTTGATAAGTGTATGGCACTTGCTCATGATGGAAAAATATTACAGGTTGGTCTTCTTGCTACACCAAAGGATCCAGCTGCCAATATAGGTAATGAAAAGCAATTTCAGAATAGTAATTCATATAATATGGAAGTATTATATGAACCAGATGCTGATAGATTTTTAAACGTATTTTCTGCAAACAATCAATTAAGATATAATGTTTGTGGTTTCCAAGGTAATAATCCTGTAAATAGTAATTCTGCAGTAGTAAGTAGTAGTTTTGGTAATCCAAATAGCAATGTCGGTACGGATAACATATCAGCATGTTATGATACTACTAACAATAAATGTTTCGTTGTTTTCCATGATAATACTTATAGTGATAGAGCAAGGTGTATTGTAGGAACAATGACTCCTGATGAGAGTAATCAGGAGGGTAGTATGGCATGGGGATCCCCAGTAGATATTACTACAGGTGGTGGAGATTATGTTTATTGTTGTTTTGATAGCACAAATAATAAAATTATAGTTACTTATCGTAATAGAAGCAATAATTATCTTCAGGCTAGAGTAGGAGCGATTAGTGGTAATTCTATAACATTTGGTTCAGAACTTACAATTACCACTGACAATAGTAGAAATACTGCTTGTGTTCATGATGTTAGTGTAAATAAAATTTTAATTACTTGGGAAAATGTGACACAATCTCAAAAAATGTATGGTGTAGTGGGAACAATTAGTGGCAATAGCATGACATTTGGCACAATACAAGACTTAAATGATGGTTCAACAGGACAGGATTTATATACCAGCATGGTTTATGATCCTGATGGTCAGCAAACACTTGCACTTTATAAAGGAAGTTCGTCATACCCACAAGCTAGGGTTTTTAAAATTAGTGGAACTACTATTACTGGATATACAAAAGCACAAGTTTATGGTGGAGCAAGCAGTCACTATAATATAACTTATGATACGCAGGATAATAGAGCTATTGTATTTTACGAGGCACAATCAAACTCTAATGCTCCAAGAGTAGTTCCTATTACTATTAGCGGAACATCTCTTTCTGTTGGAACTTTTTTTGAACCAAGAACTGGTGATGGTCAATCTACTAATGGTGCTGTTGATAATAAAGGAAATGCTTTAGTATGTTATCGAGCAAATGCAGGTCATATGCGTAGGGTATTGGTTTCTACCATAAGTGGTAACATAGCAAATGCTTATCAATACGTTGGTTTTGCTGATACTTCCTACACAAATGGTCAAACTGTAACAATTAGAACTGTTGGTAATACATCAGATAATTTTAGTGGATTAACAACATCATCAGTATACTACGTGCAGGGTAATGGAACAATAAACACGTCATGGGATAGCACATACTTTGCTTCTTTTGCAAGTAATACTCCAATAGCAGGTAGAGCAATAAATTCTACCACTTTACAAATCTTTGAACCAAGGTGATAAATAACAACACCTGAATTAAATTATCATGTTCCCACTTAATCCTTATAAATAACTAGAAAAGTAACCAAATACCATGTCTGATATTCGAGTAGACAATATTAAGAACGAAGCAGGGACAGGATCTCCAGGTTTCCCCTTTGGTGCGAATATCACGGGTGTTGCCACTGCTACGTCATTTAAAGGAAATATAGTTGGTAATGTAACAGGTAATGTAACAGGTAATACATCAGGTTCCTCTGGATCATGTACTGGTAACGCAGCAACAGCAACAGTTGCAACAAATGCTCAAGGGTTAACAGGTAGTCCAAATATTACAGTAGGAACCATAACTGCTTCAGGTAGTGTAAGTATTGGTGGAACATTAACATATGAAGACGTAACTAATATAGATTCAGTTGGTATTATAACTGCTAGATCTGGAGTAGATTTTAAGGGAATACTTCGAGAGAAAGTAAAAGTGACTGCAGGAAAGTTAAGTGATAATACTAATATTAACTTAGATGATGGAATGGTTCATTTCTTTACCACTCAAGAAACAGCAACTTCTGAACCTAATATTACATCAAGTGTAGGAATTAACACAGCAATGGCAGTTGGTGATACAATAACTGTAAGTGTTATAACAACTGCTGCTGCTGGTGCATACTCTGCAAACTGGA